GTCCGCTGGTGGGGCGCCAGTTTGTGCTGGGGCATGCTGATTGCTGGTCGCTGATTATGGACTACTACCGTCAAGAACACGGCCTCACCCTGCCGAACTACAGCATTGAGCGTCATTGGTGGGAAGAAGGTGAAAACCTCTACATGGATAACTGGCACGATTGCGGTTTTCGTGAGTTCAGCGGCGAGGCGCGGCCCGGCGACATGGTGATCATGCAGGTGCAATCGCCAGTACCTAACCATGCGGGGATCTTGCTGGAGGGAAATATGCTGCTGCACCATTTATACGGACAACTGAGTCAGCGGGTGCCGTATGGTGGTTATTTTAAAGAGCGCACGGTTAAAATTGTTCGACGCAAAGAGTTGATAGCATAATTTTGTCATGTTTGATCTATCTGCTACGATATTTCAAATTTAGCAATGGATAGGGATATGAAGATATTATTTTTACCACTGATTGTGCTGGTTTTGAGTGGTTGCGCAAATCCAGAGTTAACGAAGAAAACAACGGCAGAGTTCACGTCGCAAAAAAATGAAAAGCAACTATCGGCATGTATTGCCGACAGATCAGATAAGCGTACATTTAATGGCCGTCTGATTGAGACAGTTGTAAAGCCTTCGAGTGGCAACGTAGTCACCTTAGCGTTGGTGAATGGGAGTGATTATATAGACCTCATTCCGACTGAGAGCGGAACGAACGTTATTTATCGTGGTGAGGGGGCCAGGCCCTTTGGCGGTGTTTTAAAGTACAGAAACAATGAAGTTATATCAGATATAAATTTTTGTTTATAATCAGATTAAACCCGCTTCGGCGGGTTTTTTATTGGAGGTAATATGGAGTTGAACCCTATCCCCATTAGAACTATTGAGCTAAGTGGTATTCTTGGCAAAAAGTTTATAAAAGAATTCAAGTATCGCGCCCGCGATGTTCCTCATGCGATAAGAGCTTTAAAAGGGTTAGTACCTGGCTTTGAGCGATTTTTGCTCGAAGCTGAAAAGAAAGGGCTCACCTTCGCAGTTTTCGTTGGTAAACGGAACATCAGCGAGGACCAACTAGCCATGACTAAAGGTAACGATAATATTCGCATTGTTCCCGTTATTGTTGGTAGCAAGCGTGCAGGAATGTTTCAGACTATCCTTGGTGCCGCATTAGTTGCTGTCGCAATGTACTTCTCTGCCGGCACTGCAGCTGGGGCTATGGGGGCGTTTACAGCTGGTGGGGCTACAGGTATGGCTGCTATGGTTGGTGCCTCTATGATGATCGGCGGCGTGATCCAAATGTTGTCCCCACAGCCCGGCGGCCTCTCCGTCAGTCAGGACGCCGACAATAAGCCGTCATACGCATTCGGCGGCCCGGTGAACTCCACGGCGCAGGGTAACCCTGTCGGTGTACTGTACGGCAGTCGGGAGATCGGCGGCGCTATTATCTCTGCCGGCATCTATGCCGAAGACCAGCAGTAAATTATCAGTTTTCAATCAGGCTCGCTTCGGCGGGCCTTTTTTATGGGCGAAACCATGGAAAATAAAATTCAGGGGCGCAAAGGTGGTGGCGGCGGTGGTCATACGCCAACAGAGTCGCCGGACAGTATCCAGTCGATCGCCAGAACAAAAATTTTGTTGGCAATTGGTGAAGGGGAGTTTGCCGGCGGATTGGATGGGACGAATATTTATCTCGATGGTACGCCGTTACTATCTCCTGATAGCACGACGAACTTTCCCGGTGTTGAGTGGGAGTTCCGCCCGGGTACGCAGACCCAGAGTTATATCCAGGGTGTGCCTGGTGCCGAAAACGAGATCAGCATAGGGACCGAGTTAAAAGCCTCTCAGCCGTGGGTGCGCGCAGTTAGCAACACCCAATTATCAGCCGTTCGCCTGCGTGTGGGTTGGCCGACGTTACTAAAACAGGAAGACAACGGCGACCAGGTGGGGACCCGCGTAGATTACGCGATCGACCTGTCAACGGATGGCGGCGCTTATGAGACGGTGCGGAACGGTACGATCAACGACAAAACAACATCGTTATATGAGCGCAGCCACCGGATAGACTTGCCGCCGGCGACAACGGGTTGGCAGGTGCGCGCCCGACGTATTACGGCTGACTCGACATCATCGCGCATTATCGACCGCATGAATATTGAGGCGATAACCGAAGTCATTGACGCCAAACTCCGTTACCCGAACACGGCACTCCTTTTTGTTTCGTTCGACGCTAAGCAGTTCCAGAGCATCCCTCGGATCAGCTGCAAGCCAAAGGGGCGCGTTATTCGTGTTCCAACAACCTATGACCCTGAGTCTCGTACTTATACCGGAACATGGACGGGCGAGTTTAAGTGGGCCTACTCAAACAATCCGGCCTGGGTGTTTTACGACATTCTGTTGAACAAACGCTTTGGCCTGGGTGAGCGTCTCGATATGACGCAAGTCGATGAGGTGGAACTGTACCGCATCGCGCAATACTGCGATCAGTTGGTGCCCGACGGGCGTGGTGGTGATGGGAAGGAGCCGAGGTTCCTGTGTGACGTTTATATCCAGTCACAGAACGAGGCATTCACGGTGCTGCGTGACCTGGCTTCAATTTTCCGGGGCATGACGTACTGGGCCAACAATCAGGCCTGCGCGTTGGCAGACATGCCGAGGGATATGGATTACACCTATACCCGCGCCAATGTGATTGACGGCAAGTTTCACTACCAAGGCGGCAGCCAGCGCAACCGCTATACGACGGCCATGGTGAGCTGGTCAAATCCGGAAAACCATTATCAAGATGAAGTCGAGGCGGTGGCTGAGAATGCGCTGGTACGCCGGTATGGCATCAATCAGACGGAAATCTCAGCGATCGGGTGTACCCGGCAGACGGAGGCAAACCGGCGCGGCCGCTGGGCGTTGTTGACTAACAGCAATGACCGTAGTGTCACGTTCTCGACCGGGCTGGATGGGTTTATCCCGTTGCCTGGACACATTATTGGTGTTGCCGATCAGATGTTGGCGGGCCGCGTGCTGGGGGGCAGGATTTCTGCCGTTGGCGGCCGCAATATCACGCTGGATCGCGTAGCTGATGTAAAAATCGGGGATCGCCTGCTGGTAAACCTGCCCTCAGGGAAATCTCAGGCCCGCACGGTGCAGGCGGTGAATGAACGGGTTGTGACAGTATCGACGGCATATACAGAAACGCCAGAGCCGGAGGCGGTGTGGACGGTAGACGCGAATGATCTGTTCGTTCAGCAATACCGCGTATCCAACGTTACAGACAATGACGACAACACATTTACCGTTACTGCTGTTTGGCATGAGCCAGGGAAATATGCGGCGATTGATACCGGTGCGCGCATCGATGATCGTCCGATATCGATTATTCCACCCGGCGTACAGCCGCCGCCGAAGAACATCACCATTGATAGTTATTCGTCTGTAAGTCAGGGGATCGCCGTTACGACCCTGCGCGCCAAGTGGGATGCAGTGGATAGCGCGATAGCTTATGAGGCGGAATGGCGGAAAGATAGCGGTAACTGGGTACCTATGCCGCGTACGTCCGCTTTGGGTTTTGAAGTGCCTGGCATTTATGCCGGCCGCTACCTGGTTCGTGTGCGTGCCATCAACGCCAGTGATATTTCGTCAATCTGGGCAACGTCGATGGAAACCTATCTCAAAGGGAAGGAGGGCAAGCCACCGGTACCGGTTGGGTTCGTTGCTTCACCGCTACTGTGGGGCATCCAGTTAGACTGGGGATTTCCTGCCGGCGCCGAGGATACGCTAAAGACCGAGATTCACTATGCGGACAATGCCGCCGGCAACAACGCTATGCTGCTGGCCGATATTCCTTATCCGCTGCATACGCACACAATGACCGGATTGAAGGCTGGCCAAGAGTTTTGGTTCCGTGCACGCCTGCAGGACAGGACCGGGAATATCGGGGACTGGACCGGTTGGATCAAGGGACAGTCTAACGCGAACGCCGGCGACTATCTCGAGAGTATCGGGGATGGTTTTCTAACGGACAAAGATGGCGACCGCCTTACAGGTGACATCGATACAAACATTGAGGGCATCCTGCAGGATGCGCTGGCTAACAATGCGACGGTAGAGCATCAGTGGGCGCAATACGGGACGGTGCGGGCGGATATCCTCATTGTAAAAACTACCATCGCGGAAGTGGATCGCGGGCTGGCGGAGCTGAGAACACAGGTTCAGGTGCAGATCGACGATGTGACGGCGGTACTTGAGGATAAGCTGACGGCCACGATTGATGCTGATGGTGCTACAGCAATTCACACTCTGAAAGCTGGCATTCGCATTAATGACGTCTTCTACAGCGCCGGTATGTCGATCGCAGTGCTTGCAGAGACCGGAAAGCCAGTAATCACACGAATTGGTTTTAACGCCAATCAGTTCGTGTTGATGAGTGGTATCGGCGACACACAATATTCTCCTTTTGCTGTAATTAATGGGCAGGCATTTCTAAGTGATGCATTTATTCAAAAAGCGTCTATTGATACTGCTCATATTAAAGACGGGGCTATTGTGAATGCCAAAATTAGCGGATTTATCCAGTCTGATAATTTCAGCGCTACCAGCGGCTGGAGACTGGATAAAAGCGGTTCTGGCGCAGGGCAGATTCAGATTAACGGCGGTGATGGTAATGGCCGCATGGAGATACGCGGCGATCAGATTAACGTTTATGACGCTGGCGGCAATCTGCGCGTAAGGATGGGGAGGCTTTAATATGGCCTATGGTATTGTTGTTAATGGCAGGAGTCTAGGGGGGTTAAACTCCCCATCACTTTTAACAAATTTAGTTGAGCCTCGTTCAAATGGTAATGGTGAGTTAATTCTAACCCCGTCAAACTATATACCAGGTAATTCGGTGTTTTGCGCTGGAACAACGGGATGGGTATTTGGAAGCCAAACTAACCCAGCAAATTATGGTGGATTAACAGGTTGGCGAACAAACGGTAATGAAATAATTCTTGGCTTTAATTCAAAGAATTCTAGTCAGCCATTTACTAATTTCAGTGTGTATCAAGTACAAAGACCCGAGAGCATAACAGGCACTTACGGTATTGTTATTCAAGATTCAGTTAACTGGATGAGTATCAACAGCGAGCAACAATTAGGATTTGTCGTCTGGAAAGGTGATGTGTCAATTAATGACTCGTGGGAAGTTCCTGTAGTACAAAACGATAGCACGAAAATAGTATTTGTTCGTTGTGATGATGAAGGTGTTTGCATAAGCCACAGACCAGAACAAAATCGTATATATGTAAGCCGCGATAACGGGGAGGGGGAGCCAGTAGCAACCACCGCCACGATTAGAGTTTTAATCATGAATAGTGGATATTATCCACCAACACCTAACGGTTATGGATTAGTGATTAAAAATGCACTTGGCCAAAATACATTTACGAGTGATGTTACCCCATTGGTGTGGGATGGTCGGCAAGGTGTCGTTGATAGAATTCCAGATAATGTAACCTGGACTGGATTGGAACGACCAATGATTCCTATACCAATATGTGGCTATCAACGGGGCAACCGGGAGATGAATGGTGGATATTATAACTATCACACCAATGGTTTCCGCTTTGTCAATGGCGGTGGATTTAGATATTGGCGCGGGCGAGGTGGTTCGCGGGTGCAAACGAAATGGAGTTCCACCGACTTTTATGCCGCTAATATTCCACTCATGGTCATTAATGCAGACCACTATTTCTAACTAACCGGCACTGAGCCGGTTTTTTATTGCCAGAATTCAGGAGAACATTATGCCAGCAGGCACTCTAACACTTACCAACAATTCCGCCATAGTGAAGGGCACCGGTACGGCATTTAACACAGAGCTTAAAGCCGGTGATTTTATTGTAAGTGTCGTTGGCGGCGTAACATATACGCTGCCTGTGAAAACCGTTGATAGCGCCACTCAGGTTACGCTGATTAAAGTCTATGATGGGCCAACGCAAGCCGGGGCTGCGTGGTATGCCGTGCCGCGTGAGATGCAGAACTCAGTTACCGCGCAGTTGGTGTCAGAGGCAACTAAAGCCATGCGTGGTATGAACTACGACAAGGAGAACTGGCAGCAGCTATTTAGCGGGAGCGGAAATATTACAGTGAAGCTACCCGACGGCAGCACGTTTACTGGTCCTGCATGGAATAGCTTTACGACTGCATTGAATTTAAAAGCCGATAAAACCGAGTTAGATAAAAAAGCCGATAAAACATCACTCGGTAATTCTGCGACACGCGATGTGGGTACAGCGTCCGGAACTGTTGCAGCAGGTAACGATGCACGCATAGTGAATGCATTATCAGTAAAGGGAGGGGAATTAAAAGGCCTACTTCGAATTGATAATAGACAATCAGAGTCAGGAGGTACCGTTGTATCAAATAATAGTGTGTATTCTGCTGCGGATGGGAATTATGATGTCATTCACGGGTATTACTTTGTTGATAAGCAATATCACTCATATAGAATAGTTCAGAGTGGGAATGTGTATTTATTTAAAAGCGATGGGAACGCATACGCTGCAGTATGGAATAACACTTCTGATGGGCGATTGAAATTAAACAAAAGTGTTATTAAAGATGCACTAGATAAAATAAACTCAATCTCAGGTTATACATATATAAAAGATGGAGTGTCATCGACAGGCCTCATAGCGCAAGAAGTTGAGGGGATTTTACCAGAAGTCGTTTCCGATATGGGGGATTATGAACTTAAGAGTGATGTTGGTGATTTAAAAAAAGGCTCAATACTTAAAAATACCAAAGCCATTTCATATGGTGAAGTGTCGGGGCTACTCGTTGAAGCGATTAAAGAATTATCATTGAAGGTTAGTATTCAGGATGAAGAAATTAGAAAATTAAAAGAGTCAAAAGCCCATTAATTAATAATCAACATCACAATTACCAACTCCGCTTCGGCGGTTTTTTATGGAGAAATAAGATGGCTTTAATTAGCGATGTTTTGCGCGGTCCATATGGTGATCCGCAATCAGGCGTAATCATTACTATGAAGGCTAAAGGGACGAGTTCAAAGGTATTGGTTGCTAACAACTCCGCCATTGCAACTGATAGCGATGGTAAATACTCGATGCAGGTTTTCCCTGGGCGCTATGAGGTCATGGTTTCCACGCTTGGAGCTGTGGGAGAAATACAGGTTTTTTCAGACTCGAAAGATGGCACGTTAAATGATTTTCTTCTTGCCCCTGGAGAAAACGAACTAACCCCGGCGGTTGTTCAAACTGTCGATACAATGAGGGCGGAAACTGCAGTATCAGCAGATAAAGCAGCCATATCGGCCGCAGCGGCAAAACAAAGCGAAGATAACTCGGCGGCTACATTAGCAGGTGCTGTAAAAGAAAACTCCCGAGCTGTCATAGTTCCTGCTGTAGTAAGCGCGACGGGTAACTTTCAAGGTTATTTGAAGTTGGCCACGTTGCCAATAACAAGCACAGGCGTGAACGGTGTGCATTTTATGGTTACAGCGGGGAGAACGTACGGTACTCCTGGCATGGATATAAAGTTTGTTCAGTTTTCTGCACGCAACGCAACGGCTACAGCACTCGATAGTAGAGGGCTTAAAGTTGCATCCCTGGGGCCAGCGGGGCAAGACGTTAAGTTTGGTGCAATATATAACGCCCAAACAGCGCGATGGGAGCTGTGGATGTTAGGTCCAGCATATAGCATGCCATCGGTAACAATACTGGCCAGCAGTAGTTCAAATGCAATGTCAGGGATTGAATTGCTGAAAGATAACACATGGCAAAAAACTAAGCCTGATGGGCTTACACTCGTCGCAGAAGATAAAATTTACTCTGGTTATAACGTAACTGTGGACGCGAATGGTTTTTTGAAATCAGCATCACCAATAGTGAAATTATTCGGCAATGGTGCATGCGAACTCAACGTTGAGAGCTTAGGTGTTGAAACTGAGCGGGTTGGAGAGGGCGTTTATCGCATATCCGGCACACTTGGTTTTAACGCCGATGCTCAATGGGGCGGCCCTGACGGTGGTATTGAGGTACCGCTCGACCGCAACAAGCAGCCGCTGATCTGGGTAGATTACGAGGTAGAACCGACCGGCGACCTGCTGATCAAAACCTACCACCGCACACACCCGGCGGCGCCGGCATTCGCTCGCAATGAAGTACTGGGTTATGACGAAGGGATGCCGATAGATATACCGGAGGGGCGATGGATAGATCTGCGTGTTGAGATGCCAGAAGAGGAAGCACCAGTCCAAGATATGGAGTTAGTAGAAACTAAACCAGAAACCTGAAACAAGTGTCGGGAGAAATCCCGGCACATAACAATGACTGGTCACCATTATTTGGCAAAATGCAAAGATTATACGTTCGAAGATTTCCCGAACCGATCCGAGGAAATTGATAACTATATGAAGATAAAGATCAGTTAACGAAGGTAAAACAAGGTGTTTTTTAATCTAAAATCACTATATCACTTTGATTTTAAATGTAAAAATACCGCTTTCGCGATTAAAGGAATCGTATTCGGTCTTTTTTTGTGTGTTTGATTTATAAAGAAAAATTTCACCCACCCACGAAAATACACGAAATTTCCACGAAAACCTATATCCGGTCTTTTTAGACAAGTACGTATTCCTTGCCTCTGGGATCGAGATATTTCTTCGTCATGATTGCTGATTTGTGGCCCAGTAGGCGCTGTGCAAACTCTTCCCCTTTTTCCATGCTGTATAGCCGTGACGCGAGACTGCGAATCTCGTGAAATGTTGGTGGATTGTCACCAAGATCCAGCGTTGAGGCATTCCTGGCTTTCACAAATGCTTTGGTTAAAGCATCAGGGTGTAACGATGTATCACCTTTCTTAGAACGCCGCGTAGTGTTGATGATGTAGTTTGAAGAATGCGAGGCTCGGCAGCGCTCTATTACATCCCCCAAGCGAAGATTTGCCGCTTCAAGATGTAGGCTTAAAGGGATGGCGATACGCATACCTGTTTTACCCTGTTCGACATGCAGTCGATCGTCGATGATGTCAGTAAAACGCATGAGAACAACATCCTCTCGCCTTTGGCCGGTGATAAGGGCCATATCCATAGCAAATCCCACCCATTGAGGGTGCTCACTTGCTGCAAAGTATATTTTTGTGTACTCATCATAATTTAGACGTTCACGTTTAACTTTAATGCGAGGGGCTCTAGTTGCTTCCACTGGGTTTGTTTTTATTCTACCTTCCACAATTGCCTCCCTGAATATATCTGACAAAATTGAACGCATTGCTGTTGACATCGAATTTTTCCCCTGCGCGTTAAAGGACTCCAAATACTCAGCTATCTGACGAGTGTCTATTTCTGGCAGAAAATAATTACCCATTAGTGACCTAATCATTTTTAACTGGTTAGTTCGAATTTTTATAGTGTTCGGTTTTAACTCTCTCCGGCTAAGTATTACCTCGTACCTATCTAGCCACGCATTAAGTGTTAAAACGTCTTTACGGCTTTTAAGGCGATCTATGAGTGCATTGGGCAGATAGTTTTGCTCAAGGTAGTTGTTCGCTTCGATTGCTTGTGCAATGGCATCCTTTCTTGCAATCTGCCCCAAGGGAAGCTCTCGCTGCGTGATAGGGTGGCGCCAGTAGAACGATTTATACTTCTTACGATAAGTGAGATTCTTAGGTAAGTTAGCGTCGTACTTTTCTGGTCTTTTCGCCATTGATTATTCTCTCTATCAGCGGTGGAACTTCTATTGCTCCGGTTTTTTGCAATGCCCTGGCAAGATTAAATGACTTGGGTTGTATATAAATCGCGTTCGGTTTCACTCTGTATTCTCGCCCATGCTTTTCCGGCGCTGGGTAAATGTTCCCACTACGAGCCCAGCGGCGTAATGTTTTTATTGATGGCTGTTTACTCTCATAGGTTTTTTCACTCCATTCTTCTAGGGTGAGTAACTTTGTCATTATCTGCTCCTCAAAAGAGAAGGGCGTAACACTGCTACGCCCTTATTATGGTTTATCTAATGTGATTAGGAAGGGGCTATGGTCGATCGTGTGTGGGCTATACTTTGCCTACTATCACTGTGAGGTTTTTGTATGTGCGGCCGCTTTGCCCAAGTACAAACAAGGGCTGACTATCTCTATTATTTAGCTTCAGAGCTCGAGTATGCAGATGCTCTGGATACTGTGCCTATTGGTCGCTATAACGTAGCGCCTGGCACCCATGTACTGCTCATCAATCAGCGCGACACCCAGCTCCATATGGATCCGGTTCTATGGGGATATGGCCCTGATTGGTGGCTTGAAATGAAGCGGCAACCGGTAATCAATGCGCGAGTTGAAACTGCTGCGAGTAGCCGTATGTTTAAACCGTTGTGGGAGCATGGCCGCATGCTGGTGGCTGCCGACGGTTGGTATGAGTGGAAGAAGTCACCGGATGACCCGAAGAAAAAACAGCCTTACTTTATCCATGCCGATGAGCCGATTTTCTTTGCGGCTATCAGTCGATTTCACACCAAAGAGGCTGAGCAGCACAATGACGGCTTTGTCATTGTCACGGCTGCCAGCGACTCCGGCTTACTGGATATCCATGATCGGCGACCGGTAGTTTTGCCGCCGCCGGCGGCCCGCGAATGGCTAAACCCCGATACCTCTTCTGCACGTGCTGAAGAGCTCGCCACGAGCGGAGCTACACCTGCCGATAAATTCTCGTGGCATCCTGTTTCAAAGGCCGTTGGCAGTATTAGGAACGACAGTGCGGATCTCATCAAGCCGATCGATAATCCACTGCTGTGATGTCAGTACACGCGGGCGCGCGGAAGGTCTGACACGCGCGTTGTGTATGCTGGCGAAAGCAATTCCCGCTTCATTGACCATGCTTGTTGGTTACCCTGGCCAGCAAACCATACTTTCGCGCGGCCAGACTTGTTGATGTGGTCTAAAACTGCCATTAGTTGTCCACTGTTCTGCCGTGGTTGATACTCATCGAAAAGATTCAGTTGGGCGACGCCCTGCGAGTAGAAATCCTGCAGCATGACCCCGGCTTTCTGATATCGGTATCCTGTCTGCCAGATGGCATCCAGACATCGAATAGCCGCAGCGATGATATCTCGCGTATCCTGCGTGGGCGTACTGAGCTTGATGCTTGCCGTGTTGCCGTAATATTCCTCATTGATAGTGAAGGGGCTGGTTTTAACCCAAGTGTTTATATACCGGCAATATTGACGCTCTTCGCGCAGTTTCTCTGCCGCGCGGGAAGCATACATGCAGATCGCCTGGTGCATTTGGTCATACTCCGTGATGCGGTCGCCGAAGCTGCGGCTGCAGATAATCTGCTGCTTCGTCGGCGCAAATTCTTCGAGCGACAAACAGGGTTCACCACGCAGTTCTCGCACCGTGCGCTCAATCACGACACTGAAATGCTTTCTGATCATTGTGGTGCTTGCATCTGCTAACTGAAGTGCAGTTTCTATCCCCATGACTTGCAGTTTTTTCGATATCCGCCGACCAATACCCCAGATCTCTGCTACCGGCACTAGCGCCATCAATTTTCGCTGCCGTTGCAGATTGGAAAGGTCAACCACGCCGCCGGTCTTATCCCATTTTTTCGCAGCGTAATTTGCCAGTTTTGCGAGTGTCTTGGTTTGGGCAATGCCCACGCCCACGGTGAGCCCCGTGTCGCGCAACACTTTGGCACGAACCTGCCGGCCGAACTTCTCAAGTTCAATGCAGTTACGGACGCCTGTCAGATCGAGAAAACTTTCGTCAATTGAATAAATTTCGACGCGAGGTGCCATTTCTTCCAGCACCGCCATCACTCGCATCGACATATCGGCGTACAACTCGTAATTACTGCTGAACGCTATGCCGCCGGCGCGCTCAAAGTCCCGTTTAATTTTGAAGTAAGGCTCTCCCATCTTGAGCCCCAACAACTTGGCTTCTTTACTCCGCGCCACTACACAGCCGTCATTATTCGATAGAACAACCACTGGGCGTCCGCGTAGATCCGGACGCCACAGCGTTTCGCAGCTTGCATAAAAGCTGTTTACATCGGCCAGGGCATACATTATTTCAGCCTCGTGATCGTTGAAATGACTACCCCAACGATATCCAGGTCTTCGCCACCGTCTGGAAGAGGAATAGGGCTGAATTTCGGGTTCATGGGCTCGAGCTGTGCAACAGGATTTAGGCACAGCCGCTTAACCGTGAACTCGCCTGCGATACTGGCGATCACGATATCGCCGTGACAGGCGCTAATGCTTCGATCGACTACCAGCATAGATCCGTCGGTGATCCCGGCTTCGATCATGCTTTCTCCTGAAGCGATCAGAAAGTAAGTTGCCGAAGGGTGGCTTATGCAGTACTCGTTGAGGTCGATCCGCGCGTGCACGTAGTCTTGCGCAGGGCTGGGGAAGCCTGCAGGGACTTTGTCGGAGTAAAGCGGAGTGAGTTGTTTCTCGGGTGTTGGTGTTGGAAAAAAGTGCTTCATTGTGCATTTCTCTATACTGTTTTTATATACAGTATAATCCCGTTTTAGACGTTGCAACCATAAAGAAAGGGAAGGATAGAACGATCTAAAGCTATCCCTTTGTTGGGCAAGATGATCCTCTCGGAAAAATTTTAGTGTAAAGTTCTACCTCACTCAGTGGAGTTTAGGGGGCTTTGAATGTTCAAAATTTTCAACTGCCAGCATGATCCTAGCCTGGCCAATGACGTTAGCGTTATGCTTAATTCTGATAGCAACGCAATATTTAACGTTTTCAGCGAACCGCTAGCAAATACTCTCGGGTTATTCTCACATTCTGCTGTAGGGTATGAAGTTGGTGCACTGCTTGATGATGATAACAACGTGTGCGGTTATGCACTGTTTACATCTACTAAAATCGTTCAATTTTACGTTGCACCAGATTTCAGAATGCAAGGTCATGGCAGAGCAATGCTTGAGGCTTTAAAGCAGATTTACAAAGAGAGAAATACTGCAATTATTGACATACCAGTGAGTAGTTCAGAGCAAGCGAGAAGCTTTTGGAAGGCGTGTGGTGCATGTTGCGAGGATGCAAATTCACAGCTTTGGTGCATCGAACTTGATCAGTAATCAGTGTAGTACCATTTTCCATAAACATTGCTTCTTAGGTATCGACCACTACTGCAATCGCTGGCTGGAAGATGTTGGCAAAGTTGAACCCGAAGGGATGGACTGGAAAAATACTTTGGTTGAGGTGGCATAACATGGCAATAGATGTTAACGGGTTTACTATTCATGCACCCTTCATTTTTGTCTGCGATAGGAAAGTTTATCGTAGCTATACCGCCAAAGACTGGACAGTCATTTTTAGCCGTTATGGTACGCAAGCGTGGGGTCATAATACCTATAGCAACCAGCGTGTTGACCGTTCCTGCCCACCGGGACGTAACAATGAAGTCCTGCTGGCATTCCGTGGAGCCGTGATGCGCCACTTCAAACTGAACCACACCCAAATTGAGGCTTTTCTTCAACGTCAGGTTGACGAGGCTAAGCAGATCCTGGTTGAAGGGAATTCCGTTAAACGTCACATAAGTGGCAATCGTAGCTCCACCAATATTATCCGCAGTTCTGCCACAAGCACAATTTCTGCACCAGCGAAGAAACTTGCGAAAGGGGAGAAGTCTTCTCCCGAAGATATTATCCGCCATATGGCATCGATATATGTCCCTAAAGGACTACCGGCTGAAGATGTTGCGGAATTTCATGAGTGGTTTCGCAAGCGCACTGGCCGCTTCCATGGCGTTAAACTGGTGGATACTATCGCTATCTTTCTGGCTGAAGAAAGAATGCCGGAAGTTTCTGTTCCTGAAGAAGTGGAGCCTGAAGCGAATGCTGAGGAAAAGCCCCGCGAACGCACTCTGGTTGAAGAACGTGAACATAAAGAGGATATTCCCTACTATGGCCGCCGCCGTCGCAATCAGGAACAATTCCATGATGATGTCGATCTCAATTGTGGTGGCCGCTGTGTTTTTACGCTGGCTTCTAGCATCCGTTGTGAAGCTGCTCATTTGGTGCCTCATGCACGTAAAGGCGGTGCGAGCTTCAAAAACGGGCTACTTCTTCGCTCTGATATCCACAAGCTGTTTGATGCGGGGCTGTGTGCGATTGACCCTAAGACTTTGAAAATATGGTTCGTGAAAGATATGCTGGATACTGATTCAGATCTGGTGAGATACAACGGCGCAGCTATGCGTCCTACTATGCACCCTATTAAAACAGATAACCTTCAGGCTCGTTGGGACGCGTTCTGTGTGATATGTACGGCATGATTTGCACATCACTCCAGTTCATGTTGTTGGCTGCCAAGTATTCTAGTCAGAGTTGAATAGTGGAGCTGCGGTGTTTGCCGTTCTTTACCATCATCGTAGCGGCGGCTAGGTCCATGGCAGACATAAAGCTGTCGCACTTATCGTCGGGCTGGATATGGCGGGTATAAAGCACGCCCTTACGGTATTTGCTGCTCATTACATCAATTTTCCTTGGCGCTAATAGCGCCGGTAATAGGGTTGATCACCACGTCGCTCTGCAACGGGCAAATTCGTTTGTACTTGACGGGTTTATTCTTGAGATAGGTCAGTTTGCCGGGAGTGAAAATGGCGATGTCGTCGATGTCGTCGATGTCGTCGATGTCGTCGATGTCGAAAATGGCAGCGATTTTCTTTATCGCGTCCTGCATATTAGCGTCGGCCACATGCTGCCAAACTTCCCGGCGGCCATGCTTTACCTCCATAACGAGTTAAACTTCGCGGGAAAGGCGGCTCAGGATCTCTTGCTTCGACGGGATCCGGATCTGGTGGGCAAGCATCCACGCTTTGCGCTGTGTCTGCGTTTTGTGCTCCAGCATCTTGCGGATGTCCGGTACAGGGATACCGGTATCACCGGATATCGTGTGCTCGTTGTGTCCCGATCGGTGGAACTGGTAAACGGCCAGCATTACCGTTGATGAATAGCGCTGGCGCACGCCGATGTTTACCGAGTCAAGTTTGCGCTTAGCCGGCGGCAGGCCGTTACCCTGATATATGGGCTTGGGTTCATGTTGGTATGGCATGCCGCTGCGGATCGCGGCGCGGGCGCGCATTCGCCAGATGATCACCGCGATATAGCAGCACTTATCGTCTTCGGGTTTGTAAATTTTGCCGTAGTTCAGCTCTTCATCCATTTCAGGCCGCCTTCTGCTTATCTTCGGTTTCCCACTCTTTCACCGTTTTGATGCACGCGGCGTGTACCTGGCGCGCGGTAGTGATGCCAAAGCCTTTAACAGTTTCGGAGAGCTCTTCCGGGGTTAGGCTGGCGACGGCATACAACGAGTGCATGCCGGAGGCATTCAGCAAATCTAGCCATTGGGGTTTTAGCTGCTGCAGCGAGCTAAGCGGGATACCTTCAGCCCATTCAGCACGGCGGACAAGGTGAGGGTGGCTGCGTTCCAATAGTTCGCTAATCCGGGTACAAATCGCTGAGCCAAGTTCTTCCGGCCAGGCCAGCTTAAAGACGTCCAGCGTTGGGTAACGCGGTCGGCACCACTCGGTCACTGAGACGATGACGCCGATCCCGGTGTTGGTTCTGACCTCAATATGCCAGTTGATGTCCTGCAGGATCTGCAACTGCACATCGCGGTCATCCGATCCGAACGACAAGCGCCAACCGAAGGTATAAAAGTAAAAATGGATCCCGCTGCCGTCGCTGGCGCGGTACCAGACTGGCGCCACGTCGCCATCGATGTTTTGCAGGCGTGACTGTAATTCCCCAACGGTATCCTCCAGCACGGAATTACGCTGTGCTGCCTGCGCTAACGATGTTTTTAGATCCGCTGCTTCACCGCGGGCTTTCCTCATTTCCGCCTTTTGCTGGTCGAGTAATTGCACCTTGAATTTCAGATCCTCTTTCAGCCTGGTTATCTGCTTTTGTAGTGCCTGCGGGTTGAGAGATTTCAGGGCGTTGTTGTCTTTAGCCAGTAGGCTGTTATCGCTGGTGAGCTGCTTCACCCGGGCGCGCGTTATCTCTGCATTGGCATTAGCCTCTTTGGCGACAATGGTCTGTTCATCCAGTTGATCCTGCAGGCTGGTGATCTGCAATTTCTGAGTGGTGATGTCAGCTTGTAGCGCCTCGTGCCGGTCGAGCAATTCGTTAAATTCGTCAACATCGGCATTGTGCTGCTCGATACACAGGGACTGTGCTTGGTTTAGCAAAACGCCTGCGCTTTCAACGGAGCGTTGCGCAGTCCCTGTGGTCTGTTCGGTAGCAAGATCGAGCTGCGCCCGAACGGGGCGCAGGGCTGATTCCAACACGCTGGCAACGGTTGTTAGTGTGGTGCTCATGGATATTCCTTATGCGGGCCTACTGATGCAGGATGCTTCGATTAAACGTTGGCAGAGATGTGGCGAATGCGACCGGCGATAATTGCAGGAATAAGCTGGTTCAATGCTGCTGCGTTGATCTTGATGCCTTCGGCGGCCAGGTCGGCTTTCACATCATTGATAATTTCCGCGATGCTCATTCCTGCTGGTTTTAATTCTTCAGTGGACACCGCCGGTGCGCTACCCAATGTTTCGGGATACTGGAACGCCGTAACCGAGTGAAGGGGGGCATTAGCAACTGGCTCAGGATCTTCAATTGGCGCAGCCTTTGCGGCCTGTAATGCTGCGGCTGCCAGCCGTTCCCGCTCAATACGTTCGTTATCGAGTTTCTTCTGATTGCTGATGCGCTGTTCGATCAGCAGTTTCAGGTGCTCACTGTCGTTTCCGACGAGTTGGTTGATATCGGCAAAAAGGGATTTAAAGGCCGGCTCAATCACGTCGAACAGTTTCAGATTTGCCAGGTATTTATCGCAGATCTGATTGGCTTCGATCTTGGCGCGAGCCAACTCGTCGTTTGCGGCCCCCTGTAGCGATGTCAGGGTTTTCTTACCCTTGATGGAAGTGACGAAGTCCACTGGGATAATCGGCAAGCGAACGGCACCAAGCTGGACGTTTAAAGCACTGATATGTTCATTCAGTGCCGTTTTGGCCTTGCTGATGATTTCAGCGCGGATCTCTTCTTTACGCGACTTAACCAGCTTCGTTAACTCCAGGCGTTTAGCGCGCATTGCTTCTCGCAGGACGTCGATCGTGCGAAACAGCTCATCAATTTCAACTGTTTGCGACAGCGCCTGCTGTTTGATGAGGTCGAGCTCTGACTCTGCCTTGTCGCAGAACTTTACTGTTTCTTCCGCATCAGCGAAGTCCTGATCCGTGACGAGGGTAGTATTGATGGATTCAATGAAGGCCAATGCCTTCCCTTGATAAACGGTCAGGTTTGACTGTTTTACCGCGCCTTCAATCTCTACCATCAGCGCGGGTAGGCGCATGATCGATTTACCCTGCGGTGACTCTTTCAGCTCACCGGGTTCAAAGCTGTCCAAATCCTGCTTGAACTGGTGCCAGCCTGCGATTAGTGCATCCGCACGTCCCGGAACCGGGGTGTATTCCATGGATGCAAAATTTTCCTCGGTGCCATCGGAGCAAACGAAAATTACGCGTTGTGCACCACTGACCAGCAATTGCTGTTCCAGTTGCCAGTAATACTCAGGCGGTAACTCTTGCTGGCGTACTGCCGCTGCCAGGCTGGCATTCCACATTTTATGTTCGAACAACGTGTCTTCCATCATCGTCATGCCGTCGAAAGAAGCCAGTAGGCAGCCCATATCATCAACAGCTGTTGCCGGATAAAGTTCGTCGCCGATCATACTCTCGACGATGATTCGCGCGGTTGCTTCTTGCTGGTGGCCTTTATCGAAAAGATTGGTTTGCACCCAGTCGCTGATCTCGCGCTCGGTACCGGTGGCTTTCATGCTCAGCAGTTCGTCGCGGCGCATTTTGCTGGATGCGGCCATCATTACTGGCGCTTCGCTGGCGGTGAAGTGTTTGGCACGCAGCGCGTGCCATTCAGCAGAACCCTGCTGTACGTTAATGATTTGCATCGATAGGCTCCAATTTACGGATAGCTTCGGTTTGAGCTTCTGAAAGGGTGAACTTGGTGCTGACGGTCGCGATCACGGCATCGGCTTTTTTACTGCCGGATTCGATCATCTTTTGCCAACCAGGGAGGTTTTGATTGAATTTTTCAGCCGGGTAATGTGGCAACGTCAGCGGCGTTTGGGTTTCTTTGTGGGGCGTCACATCCTTGGCGTCGCTGATATCCAAGGATTTACCTTCCATTTCTTCCGCCGTAGGCTGCTGGCCGATTTCGGGCCATGCTTTGCGTAGTGCCTGTGCTTCGGCGCATTTCGCGAGCTGGCCATAAGGGCGTTTCTTCCACATAGCGTTCGGCGCGGAGCTATCACGGCCAGCAGTCGCGTAATTCTCCATCCAGTATTCTTTGGCGCTGAATTCGACGATCTTGCCGTCGGGCATGCTCTTGCAGACAGTGTACTTGCACCAGGCGGGGAAGGTGATTTCAACGCCGTTCAGCGTCTTTGTGATGTCGTCGCCAAATTCAGGCTCATATGCGCCTGCATAGCTCCCTGAGCGATCGGCCTGAATGCGATAAAGGCCGATGCCGGGCATCACTACGTCGCGCCATTCGTTTTTGCCTGATTGGGCATCTTTAACGCTCATCGGTACTAAGTGAACCGGCTTCATCAGCGGATCTAACTGTCGGGCGACGCAATAACTGACAGCCATGACAACAGAGTCATCGCGCGCGCCGGGATAGATGGAGTTTTTCAGCGCGTTCCAGGTGGGTTCATCGATACCCATGGCGGCGACTGATTGCGGTAAATTGCCCGTTGTTACCATGTTGCTCATTGGTCGGCCCTCACGGAGTTACGGATAGATAAGCGTAAAACGCTGAGAACGACGGCGCAGGCTTTTAACGGGTGACGGCGGTGTTTGAATTGGTGAATATTGTGGCTGCCGATCCGGTGTTGGTACTGGATCTGTTGGATAGGGTTATGGCTCATGGTATTCTCCGTGTTGATCGGGGGTGGTTCCCCGCTCAGCTAGCTGGTGGCCTTGGTCATTGGCCAGTCCTTATGATTTGCGGTTTGGTCGCCGCATCTCGGGATAGCCCCGCTTGCGGGGCTTTTCTCTTTAATGGAGTTTAATTACGTGGCAAGGGATGATTTTAAAAGCAGAGTAAAACAAGAGCTCGCGAAGAGAGCAGCATATATTTGCTCTAACCCAGACTGTCGAAGTACCACAATAGGTGCTAGTGGCAACGATAAAGATTCGATAAATATAGGTGTTGCTTGTCATATACTAGCTGCCTCCCCAGGAGGACCTAGGTTCGATGTTAATATGACAAGAGAAGAGCGGTCAGATATAAAAAATGGAATTTGGCTATGTCAGAATTGCTCAAAATTAATTGATGTGGATACTTTCTCCTATAATTTCGATACACTAAAATTCTGGAAGGAGACAAGAGAAAGTGAAACCAGACTTGGGATTGGTAAAATAATGTCGCAAGAGTATTATCCTCAACCAGCTGGTGCAGACTATACGCCAATCCCTAAAATACGTGACGTGCGATATGAAATTGCAAGGGCGAAATTAATTGATAGTGGGTGGATCCCACTAATGCACTCATGGTCATATCCCTCGGAAGAATTTACACTACAAGGTGGTAACGGGGAATACTATTGGGGGCAAGGGTTTTGGGAGATAGATGTTGCCTGTCCAACAGGGTTTGCATATTGTAAGTTTAGCTTTAGTGATGTGAAAAGAAATAGGCTTATTGTTATAACCATTGGGGAGTGCTCCCCAGAGGATAATATATACCCTAGGGTTTCTGCTTTTTATATCACCAATGAAGATGAAGATTAAAACCTGAACTCTATTTCATCAGGAAAGTTATAGTGTGTTGGTTCGCGTACTAAATTAATTTTCATCGCGCGCTCAGATTTTGCCACCCGGGTGAGGATTTCGGTTTGTACCGAGTAAAGGTATTCCTCCATGTCAGGTGACTCCGTTAGTGCGACAAGAGGGCGCTTGTCTAACCCTGCGATGTAGCAGCGATCCGCAATCAGTTTTTGGAACACCGATACCCGCAAACTTTTACGCATGTCTTCAATGCGCTCATCGAGCAGCGCTTTTTCATCAGGATCCGCCGCTAACTTGCGGTCGTACTGCTCCAGCGCCTCCTCAACCATCCGCTGATAGTTGTAGTCGTGCATTGCTTGCCTCCGGTATCAGTGAACTTGCCCATGCGCCAGCAGCCTGGCGCATGGTGAAAGCACGCTGTTATTCGTCACCCTTCTTTTCATTGATTCGCTGGAACGGGAAGCGCTCGGTATCTGCTTTGATGTGCTTGTAGAAGTGGGAACCGACGGATTCGGCACCGCTAAACGCGGCAAAATCCTCCGGTGTCACATTGCTGTAATGATACAGCGACGATGGCGCGCCTTTTGACTTGAAGCGGATGGCCAGCGTGTTGGTGGCCGAGTCGTGGCCAATGCTGTCAATCTGGGAGGATTCGACGGGGGTCATGTTGATTGGGGTCATGATGTTTTCCTTTGGTTGATGAAAAAGCTGGTGGGCTGATGTAGGGGCAAAAAAAAGCCCCGACAAGCGGGGCAAGGTGACTACACACAGCAATTCATTCATTCGGCTGTGGCCTGTTGTCGCGTGGACGCCCCGAAGGCACGCCAAGCCACATGCGAGTGAATGTGCCTTCGTTTAATGACTTAAATCGAATTGATGCTGTTGGAGCTCGGTGCTATAAGAAGTCATCAAAAATAGTGTGGAAAAATCTATGACTGTTCTAGTCAATAAAAGAAAGACTTCCCGGATGTACGGGTCTGATGCAGAAGGCAAACAAGCCAAAAAAAATCATTGGTATGTGACGGAAATCGGTACAGACCAACCAGCTGATCAATGCTGGAGAGAGTGGTGGGAGTCCAAAGGGCTGGGTGAGGGTAATGAGCATATCAAGTGGCGTTCAACTTGTGTTGCCGAAGGTTCTCCGGATCCATTCAAACCTACGTCGCAATTTAAAGTGGAGTTTCACTTCAAAGGCGTCGTTTACCATTTGCAGTTTAGTCTTGCTCCTACTGGGCCTAATAAATAGGCATAGGTTCGGAATCTTGGCGAAAAAAAAAGCCGCAGCGTTAGCTACGGCTCTTTGTGTTAGGGAAGGGCTTAGATGACGCCGCGGGGGATCCGGCTACAACCGCGCATTTTCTGTCGGCCTGCAGCGCTGATTCGTCCCGGTGCGAGAAGCTCGCTCTCAACCGTGCGGCGCTTGCGCGGCTTTGATGGCGCTGGCATATCCGGCATCGTTTTACAGCGAGTGATCACCAACGTGGTTTTTTCGATGCAGTCACTGCTGCGCTGAATCCGCTCTTGCAATTCACGAGCGCGGCGGATTTTTGCTGATTTTGCTTTTGCTGTAATCATGGTCATTGGTCAGTCCTCGGATAGTACTTTGGGGCATGTACATTTTGGTGATTAATGCTTTTTGAATGATTAGGTTACCTGCTTTTTTCCACATCAGGCGAGGTGGTATCTTGGTGTTTCCACACAACCAAGAAGAGGTAAAAATGTCTGATATTATCAACCCCCTGCGTGCACCTAGCTCGGCTGCATATCAAGCAGCCCTGGAATTAGTCAAAGCCGGAAAGATTTCAAACGCAACAATGTTTAATCTAGAGTTCACCCAGCTTCTTGATCATTTTCGTGCGGAATACACTCGTGTGAATTCTGACAATAAAGAGTCATAAACGCAGTTTTAACCCTTAGAGCCAGCCTTTCAGCTGGCTCTTCTGACTCACATAAATAACGACATAGCGCCTGTGCAGCTATGATTTGTACATCTAGAGGTAACTCAGGTAATTCCATAGTTTTCTCCAAATTGTTGCTGCGGAGGCCGGTGCTGACCACCGGCGCGGAAGCCGTTAGTAGATACTGGAATTTAGATCAGGCGTGATGTACCAGAAGTTCCGCTGATCGCATTTTCGCTAGGCAGTTCGACTATGCGAAGCATCAAGCCATCTTGATTCATCCACTTATTTAACTGCTGGAAGACAAACGTAGGATGCTTTTCCAGCAGTGTCTTCAACTGTTGCACTTCGTCTTCTGTTGGTTTTGGTCGCTCATCTTTCATTTGATTTTCTCATTCAGTGGCCTTAGTCCTGCCGCCCCGAAATGGCAGCGGCAGGGTAAAAACACTACAGGCTTAGCGATCAGTGGGTTTCATCCGACTGAGTTGCGCCGCGACGGGTGCTGGATACCCTGTGTTACTGTCGCTACCTGTTTGTTAAAGAGCAATCCCGGTTGGGATGGCTTCAATGTAACTTTGGTTTCGGGTGCGGTCAAGTTATTTTTGATACTTTAGTTTCGGAATGGGTCATGAAAAAGCCGGCTTTACCGGCTTCTGTTCTTTACGGTAGGGTAACTATTTGAGGCAGTTGCTTTTATCGTAACTGTAAACCAAGTCGCCAGTTAGGAATTGGTATGTAATAACCATCTTCCCACCATGTTGAACAATCAGGGGGTCTTGGCACGAGCCTTTCTTAAACCCACTTAGTGTATCTTTGGCAAACGCATCTTTAAGTTCATGACTCAAAGCCAGGTTACTAACAGAGTACACATAGTTAATTTCATGACCTTTGATAAACATATCTTTAAATATGGTGTATTTATCGGTTTGCAATGGAAGTTTTTGCTGCTTTTTTATCGATTCATATTCTTTTGTTGCTGCTACCCAAGGATCGCTATTTGATTGTAGGTTTTCTTTGATTTGTATATTAACCAAATCTTTTCTGAACATAGAGAAAATAAAGAATGCGAAACAAACTAAAACTATAAACCACCATTTTTTTAAAAATGTGGGTTTCTTGTGATTGCCGTTGTTGTTTTTTGGCAACGCAGCTTGCTGCCAAGGTTCATCTGTTGAGTCCTTTGCTAAATTGCTGACAGGCGTCCCGCAAGAACGGCAGAAGTTATCATCAACATTAAGAATCGTTTTACACTTCATGCAATACATTTATTGCCCTCTCACAGAATCCATTTCGCATCAACAACCACCCCAACAGGCATGTACTGCCCATCTATTTTAATCATTGAGTAGTTTTGGTTTAGTGGTCTGAGGTAACGATCGCCAGCCTCTTCAACATACTTCCTGAAAAATATTTCGCGAGTCCCGGATTTCTTAAATATAACTAAATTACCAGAAGTTAAATTGTCAGTAGGATTAACGAGTATCATCATTCCTTCAGGAATTGTTAGTCCGATAGGGGATGTCATGGCATCGGTTTCTACTTTCAGCCAAAATGCATCTTTACCTACGTTCAAGGTTGTTTCCAGGCATTGTTCGGCTTTTTTATTGCCCCCCTCAATCTGCTCCAATACTGACTGCCAATTTAAAACTGGGAGACTATAGGGCGTGTATTGAGGTTCAGGGTCAATATTAGAGGTACGTCCCTCAATATTGCCCTTACCAGTTTGAAGCCACTCCGGATCGCATCGCAACGCCCGAGCAACGTTGAAAAGGGTATCGCCATTGAAATTTTTGGTTAGGCCGAGTTCAGCCTTGCTTATCGCAACGCGTGATACGCCAGCTTTCTTGGCTAATTCTTCTTGAGACATTTCCAAATCAGCTCGCCGTTTACTGACTCGCTCACCAAGGCTACTGGTCATCTTTTACTCCAAACCTGAAATCGGACACCAAAGTAACACTAAGCTTGGAAACTTTGTTTTCGTTGTGCTATTGATTGGTTTCGACACTTTAGTTACGCTTACATCGGAGGTAACAATGAGACTTTACGAAATCCTGAAAGAGCAAATTGGGAGTAACGCAGAAATTGGGCGTCTTTTCCCATCAAAAGGCAAGGCAAGAACTGGGCAAGCGGTAGGTAAATGGAGAGCTCAAGGTGTGCCCGAGGACATCGCTTTGCTTTGCCACTTATCACCCAAAATCCCATACACCTACAACCCAGCGGATTATGGCCGCAACCCTGAAAATTTAAGCCTGGTTCTGACCAAACCAGCCTGTTAGCACCACATAAGGACTGACCAATGACCACAATTTACCGGCCAGGCGACGGAACGGCAGGGGCTGCGATAGCCTCTGGCGTCCGTCGGGAGTTGTTATCCCGCAAGAAGGTAGGCAAAAACGGCCTGCCATTCGCTGCAGTACGAGAAGACCAGATCAAAACGCGGTGGACTGAGAGTGAAGCAGTGACGATCAAAAGCGCCGCTGATGCTATGGCGTCCAACCCCGCAGTTGAAACCAACGTTGCCGCGATCCGGGGCTTCCTGGCTATGTTCGCCGAAGCTCCCGAGATGTTGGTTCACGTCCACAACGAACTGAAGGCCGCCGGCCTGCCGGTTCCCGAATGGCTTCCGCCACTTCCATCAACAAAGGAGCTGCCACTATGAGCCAGCAATCGACCACCCAATCCGTAGAACTGATATCCAGCCTCATTGGTAAGAAGCTGGGTATCGCTGGGCATGAAGCCCGGCGTTTGGCTATCACAGGGACTCTGTCAGGGGTAACGCAGGCGTACTACTCACGGGAGAGTGACAAACATGGGGCCTCTGCTTCGAGGTCTGAGTAATGGCTATTGTAAGAACCAACCGCCAGCGTGGATTCACCATGATCGACAATGCGGCTATCGGCAATAAAACGCTGAGCTGGGCGGCTGAAGGAATGCTGCATTACCTGCTGTCCAAGCCTGATGGCTGGTCAGTCAATCCGTCACATTTGTGGCAGGAGAAGAAGGGCGTTCGCGGCTGTGGCCGTGATGCCGTTTACAAGCTGCTGAACGAACTGATCCAGGTCGGTTTTATTCACCGTTTCCAACTGCGCGACGCCAAGGGAGTGACCGACGGTTTCGACTATTTCGTCTTCGACACGCCGCAACCGCATCCTGAAATTCAGGAAGTGGATGAGCCCCAGGCGCCGCAAGGCTTGGCTCCGAATCCTGAAAATCAGGAAACGGACGAACCACCGAATCCTGAAAATCCGTATCCTGAAATTCAGGGCATTAGTAAAGACGGATCTGTAGTAAATACTGATCTCTCTCTCTTGGGGGAAACTCAAAATTCAACCGGTGATGAACCACCGCTAAACCCACATCTGAATGCCATTTTGAATAACCGCCCACCGGCACCACAACCTGCACCTCAATTCGGTATGTTCCCGATGTCGTTCGACTGGGAGCCTGGTGCCGACTTTGCGCAAATCGCGCACCTGTCCGGTTTGACCGCAGCGGAATTCACTCCAGAGCTACTGAACGAGTTCCGGATCTTCTGGAAGCCGACAGGCCGGGTTTATTACCACTCCCAGTGGCAGCAAAAATTTATCAGCTCACTAAAACACGAGCAATTGCGAGGACAGCGCTATGAGCGACCGCAACGGGCCGAAGCGGGTAACAGCGGCGGCAATGCAACGGATCGCTTCCAGCAGGGACTTGCCGCAATGCAGACCGTACAAGAAAAATACGGCTACGGCGGCGGAACGGGAAGCGATACAGGGGATTGTCTTGACGGTGATTTTGCCCATGTATCCGATCCACTGGCCAGCATGGGTCAGCCGAATGAACACGACGGGGCTCATGGAGGCGTTTGGTTCGGAGCTGACGCGGGTTCTTCTGCAGGAGGCAATTAACCCGGAACAACTGAACTATGCGATCAGGGCGGCGCCGGGACGCAAGTTTTATCCGTTCCCTGCGCCACCAGACTGGCTGGCCATGGCAAAAGAGCTGATCGACGCTAGGCTGCCGACGGTGGATATCGTGATGGAGGAGTTTGACCGGTACAGCGCCAGGCGGAGTGAATTCGCTAGCCCTGAAGAATTCCGATGGAAAGCGCCGATCCTGTACTGGATTGTCACCGATATGCGCAAAGCCATGCTGCAGTACAACCACGGCGTCGCAGAGCTGCGAAAGGTGGCAGAGAAGCTGCTCAGGCAATGGGAAAAAAGACTACAGGAGGGGGAGCGAATACCAGAGCCAGTAATCAGGCTGGGGCACACCGAAATACCGATAGGTGTTGGAAAAGAACGGGGATTGACCACCCTCGAAACAGAGAAAAAAGGCGCGGCACTACTTCAGTCAATCCGGCTGAAGGTGGCCCTAGCAAAAACAAGTAAGGACTGACCAATGACCATTAGCATCAAAAACGCAATGATTTACCGCTTGTCCCGAGGTGTGGATCTGAGCGGGATGGAAGAGCAACTGGCTGCATTTGCGTTCACGCCATGCGGTAGCCAGGACATGGCAAAAACCGGATGGGTGGCACCGATTGGCGATGCACTCGTGCACACCGCCAACGGCCAGCATCTGCTGGTGGTACAGCGCGAAGAGAAACTGCTCCCGCGTGAAGTTATACAAACCGAGCTGAACGAGAAAGTCGCCAAACTTGAAGCCGAACAGCATCGGAAACTGAAGAAATCAGAGAATGACGCGCTCAAAGACGAAGTGCTGCATAGCCTGTTGCCGCGCGCTTTCAGCAAACACCATAAAACACAGATCTGGATTAACGAAGGGGCTGGGTTAATCGTCGTTGACGCTGCCAGTGCTAAACGGGCCGAAGATGCGCTGGCGCTGTTGCGCAAGAGCCTGGGTTCTTTGCCGGTAGTGCCGCTGACCATGGCAAACCCGATCGAGCTAACAGTGACCGAGTGGGTGCGCTCCGGCCAGCCGCCGGCGGGCTTCACACTGCAGGATGAGGCCGAGCTGAAAGCCGTGCTGGAAGAGGGCGGGATTATCCGTTGCAAGAAGCAGGATCTGGTCGGAGATGAAATCGCGTCAAACCTGCAGGCGGGTAAGTTGGTCACTAAGTTGGCGCTGAGCTGGCAGGATCGGATCGATTTCGTCTTGAGCGATGACGGCACGCTGAAGAAACTGAAATTTAGCGATGTGCTGCTGGAGCAGAACGACGATATCGATCGGGAAGATTACGCCCAACGTTTTGACGCGGACTTTATTCTGCTGACCGGCGAGCTGTCGGCATTGATTGCCAACCTGGTTGCAGCTCTCGGCGGGGAAGCGAGCCATTCGGCCAATAGCAGTGGCTCAACGGCTGATGAGGATGATGAGTCGCTGAATGACGAGCGTTATCCCGAAGCTGTGCAGTTTGTGCAGGCTAAAGGCCACGCTTCGATTTCAGGCCTGCAGCGTCAATTCCGAATCGGCTATAACCGCGCTGCGCGGCTGATAGAGCAGATGGAGGCCGGTGGTGTGCTGTCTGCGCCCGGTGTCGATGGCACGCGGACAGTGCTGAGTACAGGGGCCGAGCAATGATGCAGAAACCTCAAGCCTCCGAAAAAGAGCGTAGCTGCATCAACGAGGGGATCCGCAAGTTGCGTAAGGCGGGCCGATTCGATGAAGCAAATACTCAAATGAACCGGGTTATCACGGCAGCCAGCGGTGCTGATTGGCATTCACTGCGCGATCTGGAAAACCTGCTGGCGCAGATGTTCCCCGATGAGGGGGATACTCAGACGGCGATTAGCGCGCGTCTACGTGAAATCTCTCCGATCTTGCATGGCCTGGTGAAGCAGGTAAGCAAAGTCCGCAACGACGAATCGGGAAAAACTACCTGGTTCTATCGACTGGTACCTTCGCACAAGGTGGTCCAGCTATGATCGACTTCTCAAATTCCTCTTACGTTCGGTCCCTAACCGCGCTGAGACAGGCTCCAGCTCACGAGCTGAAAGAAATCGGTGACCAATGGCGTACGCCGGATAAGCTATTTTGGGGCATAAATGCGATGTTTGGTCCCTTTGTTCTCGATCTGTTCAGCGACGGCGAAAACAGCAAGTGCGCGGCGTTCTATACAGCCGAAGATAATGCACTGATTCAGGACTGGTCTGTCCGAGTCAAAGAGCTGAATGGCGCGGCTTTTGGTAACCCGCCGTACAGCACGGCGAAGCAGTATGAAGGTGAATATATCACCGGCATGCGGCACATCATGCGCCAAACCATGACGATGCGGGATCTCGGTGGGCGTTATGTGTTTCTCATCAAATCAGCGACAGCGGAAGTCTGGTGGCCAGAGGATGCAGATCATGTCGCGTTCATTCGTGGCCGTATCGGTTTTGATGTGCCGTTGTGGTATCGGCCGGCAGATGCAAAACAAGAGGCCAGCAGTGCCGGCTTTGGCGCAGCTATCGCGGTGTTTGATAAAACTTGGCGCGGTCCAGCTCAGAGTTATGTCAGTCGTGATCAGTTGATGGCTCATGGCGAATCATTCTTGGCGCAGATCCGCAGTGAAGCTGAGCGCCTGGCTGATAGGAGTGTCGCATGACAGCCGCGCCGCGAACTAAGTCCTCGAGAAAGCATAAGACGGAAGCGTTGGGGGTGCTGCTACCAGGTGGCGGTATCAAATACGCGACCGACCACGACAGGGACACGATGAAAGGGGTGCCTACGGGCACTCCTATCGCCATGCGACCGATCGGCGACCGCCGGAACCTGAAGCACCACCGCAAATTCTGGAAGCTGCTGGAGTTGGGCTTTTCGTATTGGGAGCCAGATTGGACGTTCGTTAGCGATCCAGAAAAGTGGATTGCGCATGAGGTAGCGAAGACGCTGGCGGCGCAGGCTGGCGATCCGCTGCTGTATGACAACATCACAAAGCTGATCGCCGACAGTGTGCTGCAGCGCGTTGCTGCGCAACGTCAGCGGCGTTTTGACGCCGAAGCTGTGAAAACGACGGAAGCTTACCTCAATCACGTCATGGTAAAGGCCGGTTTCTATGACCTGGCCGCGAACCCGGATGGTGGAACGCTGAAGCAGCGCTGGAGCATTGCTTTCGTCAATATGAGTCAGGAGAAGTTCGACAAGGTTTATAGCGGTGTCGCAGGCATCATCTGGAACGAGACGCTGCAACAGCATTTCGCCGATGAGCATGAGATGGAACAGGCCGTTAATCGGCTCTTGGAGTATTGAGTGCGAAAGTCACCAGCATTTAGGAGTAAGGCCTTGCGTGATTCGGCGCGTGGTCAGTGCTGTACGCTGCAGATTCCTGGAATTTGCAACGGGAACCCGGAAACAACGGTTTTATGTCATCTCCCCAGTAGCACCCATGGCATGGGGTATAAAAGCGATGATTACTGGGCTGTTTTCGGATGCTCCAGTTGTCACGATGTAATCGATGGACGTATACCATACGACTGGCGGCAAGGTGAGCTTAATGAGGTTTTATTCTATGCGTTGCATAGGACAATAGGTATATGGATAGGACATGATTTATTGATAATGGAATAATTGATGTTGCTCATTATTGTATATGAAATTAACTGAGGCGGTTTATACGTGGAATGATAAGTAGCACCTGGATTCTCAATTGAAACTGCAGTAACTAAAAGGTAATTTATCCTAAAAACACGCAAAGGATAGGGTGTTGGTATGGATAATGAACAGCAGTTTTTCTGGGTTAATCATAATAAAGAACGTCATGTTATAGAAATTCGTGACGGTATCCTTATTGCGGGTATTGGCGGTGATTCAAAGCTTGGTTATCGCGAGATGCTAGGCCAAGCTAGAAAAGGTGATATAGTTTTTGCATGCTTTGACCAAAAAATAACCAACGTTGGGGTGGTAAAGTCAAAAGAAGCAAGAGTTATTGACTGGAAAGGTAGTGAACATTTTGAAGTAAAGGTGAAGTTTGAACCGCTAAATAAAGTGGTTGATGTTAAAGAACATATAAAGCATCTGGTTGCAATAAAACGTGATTATTTATCACCTATAAACAAAAATGGTGTACCTCAGCAAGGAGCATACATATCGAAAATTGATTTTGATATGGCATCATTTTTAATGTCAAAAGCTAGTATATACTTTGACGGTAATGGTTTTGTAGACATTAATAAAGGCCCCAGTGGTAGGGTCCATGATGTAAAGGAACTAATGCGTGAGCTTAGCTCAAGGGATATTAGAGAAGCCATTAGGGACTATAGCCAATACGAACCATGGCGCTACTGCTATCGGCACTCGACAACTTACGATTTAGTTTATGAAGGAAACCGTTACCCTCCAAAATTTATATTTGGTATCGCTGCGAAAACTATAATTAATAGACTTCTAATTTCAGATGAGTTTTCTGGCGGCGAAGATAGTGAGTGTTTTGAAATTTTAAAGTCAAACGGATTTTATATTGAACCTAAGTCGAAAGGTAACTTAAAGCCAATTTTACTAAATAAATATGATCGTGAGGGGATTTGTCAGTTATTTGAGCCTGGTTCTAAATTTACCGTAGGGGCTGGGCGCTGGGGTATCTCTGGTATAATCAGACTTAAAAATAAAACGAACGATCTAGTATTCATTGTTACTATTGAAAAACCGCATGCTGGCAATCCATATAAAGATGCACTTACCGACGAAGGTCAGTTGCATTGGGAAACACAGAAACAAATGAGTGCGGAGAGTGATTTTGTTCAAAGGTTAAAGTCGCATGATCACAATACAAGCAATATACATCTTTTTTTAAGGTGCGAAGAAAAATCAAATTATAGTTATTTGGGGTTGTTGGCGTACGATTCGGTTGTTGAAAATTCAACAAATCCAGTTCGTTTTACGTGGAGGTTGCTGAGTAGCCAATCAGCCTTTAAATTAAAAAACTCATTACAGATAGCTCCCGCTTTAAATGCTCTGAAAAATGATGGATTTGTTGATGAATTTGATGTTGATGCATTTAAAATTAGAGTGGTTGATTTTCCTAACGAAGAAAATAAATCTAAAGTTGTTAAAAAAAATAATAAATCAACTAAAATCTTACAACAACCTGATTGGGCCGCTGCAGATGAAAGGAACCGTACGCTTGGGGATCAAGGCGAGCAATTAGTAATGAATTATGAACGAGAGAGATTATTGAGTTTAGGTCGGCCTGACCTTGCGTCAAAAATAGAGAGAGTATCTCTTAGGGATTGTTCAGCAGGATATGATATTAAATCATTTGATGAATCTGGGAACTCTATACTGATAGAAGTGAAAACAACTCGTGGTAGTTTATACACGCCGTTTTATATATCATCAAATGAAGTTAACGTTTCAGCTGATAATGCAGCAAGATATTTTTTGTATCGTGTCTATGACCTTGATTTTATAGAAAATAGCTGCAGCATGTACATTAAAATGGGGGGGGCTGAAAGTTTATTCGACCTTAGACCAATAAGCTATAGGGCGGTAGTGAAATGAAAGAAAATAATTTAGAGCAACTTCCTAAGAGCATCGATGTTGACTTGTGGAACCGACCTATTAAAGTTGCGTATTTAATCCCTATTGATGAAGATGAGGTTTCGTGCAATATTATAAATAAAGTATTTGAAGAGTGTTATAGCCGTTGGGGAGGTATAAATACATTACTGATACCCTATGAGAAGCGCAAGGTTTTAAATGATAAATACTTAGATTGGTTACATGACTATGAAGTTGATTTTATTTATTCATATGTGAAATTAAATCAGGAAGATATTGAGGAACTGCATAAAATAACAATGCCAATTGAGTTTTGGTATCATAGTTTTGAGAGGGAAAATGGTAGCTTCATCCCCAATAGGCTAGTGCGCTATAAGCCAGTTAAATCATTGTCAACAATTAAAAGTCCATATGCAAGAAAATTAAATGCTGATGGGGAGAAAATTTTACTCACACAACAGGGCAATGTAAAACATAAAGACTTTGTACCTGATAACTTTGGGTTTAGACATGATGTAGAAGCATTTACATATAAGATAAATGGTGTGTTTAAAACGGTTTGTTATTGTGATGAAAAAACTCCTGAAAATATGAATGTAGGTGATTTTAGAGTAAATTCTATCGCGGGCATAGTTGATGCTATAACTAATGATGAAGTATTAACATTCTCTTTGTTGTCAAAAATCCATGCTGGAAACATTTCACATCCGAAAGAAAAACGTTCCGCTGGGAATGTAAGATTCCAATTATACCTTGGTTCATCTCCATTGGATAAAATAAACTTCTGGAATAGAAGGATGATTTCTGAAGATGGGGCATTTTATTCGGGTTCCGAGCGTATATCTGAAATGATTATCGATAAATTGGTTGCATGTGATGAGGATTTTTGTAAGAGTCTTGGTGGGTTTTTAGAAAAAAATGTATATAACTATGGATCGCAAAGCGGGTGTGTCGAAATAAGAACATCTTCATTGACGCATGATGACTGCATGCAATTTATATTGAAAATAAAGCAATTTACTAATGTAGAAATAAAGCTAGCAAGAAAAACTGATGAACTATCATTACCTAATCTAGACGGACGACACCCATACGGTTTTTTAGGAAAGCCAGATCAACAAGAAAATACTATTAATAAAAATTCTAAATTTAAGCTGCAGGGGCCGGAGCACTTCTCATATATAAATTATGAACACCAATTTTTAATGAGTGGCGAGTGGATTATTGATGTTTTTATAGAGCGCTATCAAAATGATAGTCTATATGTCAATACGAATAACTATTGGGAGCTATGTCGTAGGCATGTTGTCACTGAGTTATTTACAAAAAAACCGGCAAAAATAAACAAACACCGCTCGCTCTCAATTCTAAGTTCTGAAAATATTGTTGGTATGTATAGAAGTAATAACAATAAACAAGACAAGTATCTCCAATTGATGTCCCCGTCTGATGAGGATGTTTTCAAATTACTAATGTGTCATGACAAAGGTTATTATGATTATAGGAAATTTTGTAAGGATAAAAATAAATACGAATATATAAATATTTCGGATAAAGGCCAACAGCACAGAGGGGTTGTATCGAAGTTTTCAAATATATATGAAGCATCATCTATCATTAACAATGTTTTCATTAGAGGTTTATTAAGAGAACAAAGTGTAAATGGTTATGAGTTAGTAGCTCTTCAGACAAAAATAAGGCAGATTCCAGGAAAAAATATTGATGGGGTAATAGATGACGAATACATTACAAATATTGGAAAAGCAAAAGAATTACTCTGTGCCAGTTTGCTGGATGTAATTGAGTATATGGTGAAAATTGGCTTTATTGAACAGGTTTATATTGTAAGGTGTGAGTACTGTGGCAATTCAAATAGACGTGTTTTAGATGGTCTTAAATTAGTGAATGAATGTGATGTTTGTGCAGCGGAATATATCACACCAATAGATATGATATGGCGTTATGCATTTACACCATTTGTTTTAAGATGTTTGGCTGAGCATAATGGATTATCAGTTATTGCCGCAGTATCATTATTATTGAGGAAGTCAAAAAGCAAGCAATCTGTTTACATTCCTGAAGTTAATCTCCATTCGTCATCTGACAAGAATGACTATCAAGAAATTGACATTGTAGCTATTATTGATGGCGATTTAATAATTTCTGAAGTTAAGGGGACAGCCGCTGCATTTATAGAAAGCGAAAACGATCGAAGTAAGTTTGAAGAAAAAGTTTTGAGGATAGAACCTGATGTTGCATACTTGATTTTTGAGAGTATATGCAAGGATACTAATCAAAAGGAAAAGTTTTCCCAGGCGTTGAAAGCTCTTCATAAAGAACTAAATATCAAATTTCATGGATGCCCTTTGGTTGAGATTATTGTTATGGATGAGTGTCAAGGTTATGACTCTTATGAGAACTTGATAGGATATCAGTCTAACCGGACAAATGGAGTTTTTCTTAAGTATGGAATGTGATATCAAAGGTAAATAAATTGGAGTATAAAGCCTATGACACGGGATTATTAGGAGTATATTGTATTTTGGTTGTTTTATAATAAAGACGCTATAAAATCAGTTCTGCCAATTAATTACAGGACTGACCAATGACCAATGCAATAGAACAACTCATAAAAATGCACGATCCGCGCTGTGTAAGCGCGGAATCATTGAATGTAGGCCGTGGCCGCTCTTCCCTGACCAGGGAGCAAATTCTCGGAGCATTCGCAGCCGCGCAGCAGCAGTATTCCGTTGGCCTCGATCTGCTGATGACGAAGTACCGTAACGATTTCAAAGCAGAGCAGCGGCTACGAGCAGCTATCAATGAATGGGTACATCAGCGCCCGCATCCTGATCGTGCGGCAGCAGCATGCCAGTTAGCCCTCAGTATTGTGCTTGAGCGTAACCTGCCGGCACAAGTGGCGCATCTCGCATCATTATTCCGCAGGTATGGCCCACGTACCGCCCAAGCCCGAAAAAACATTGAGGCGTTGCAGTCTGAGATTAAGGGTTTAGACAAGCGCCGATGTCAGGCGCAGATCAGCGATACTGTTTACGTTGAGGCTGGATTAGAAATTACCGATTTGAATACGCGGATTGAGCGGGAACGTGCAGCACTGCGCGCCTGGTCTGAACGCCACGCAGCCACAACCAATATTTGCCCACGCTGCTCAGGCACTGGCCGCACTGTTAGGCCGCACCCGGTGGAGTGTGAAGAGTGTGGCGGTAAGGGAAAAATCCCAGCCAGTATGGAGCATCTGCGTAAGTCGATGCGTATCATAGGGGCTGCGGTTGAGCCGGGTGACTGGGTAAGCCAGTATTCACACCTGGTTAAGCAGTGCATGGATTGGCTGTATGTGGAAGAGTCTTTGGCGACTACGTTGTTATCTAATCGATTAATTGAAGAAGTCAATTATTGAAAATCTGCCAATAAACTAAATGAAAAGGAATAAGAGGACGATGGTAAATTACAAAGGTATATGCAAAAAATTGCTTTCGGATGGCAAAATTGTTGACACGGTTGTTGAAGATATTTCAGGGAATCAAATGGCCTTTGACCCTCATTTATATCAACAAAGAGGGATATTACCTCTATTGGACGACTTGCCAATTTGTGGTCAGCATGAGGCATCGATAGAAATTAACGAAAAAGAAGTTAAATTGACCGAAGATGAAGAACAAGATGCCAAATAGATCATTGCATCAGCAGTTATAATGCGCTAAATTTCCGAAAGATACCGGAGTATGCTTAAAGCTACTTCGGCTTTTTTATTGGTTAGTCCTAAGCCTGCATGGTTCGCCCTGCAGGCTTTTTTATTCCCCCAGCGGGGGAGGTGGAGTATGAAAATGCAGGAGAAAGCAAGCCTCGCGGCCTACCTCTCTTCGGGGTTTCTTGTGCTGGTGGGGAAGGTGGGCAAATTACTTAACGATCTCACTCTGAACGATTGGGCGATTGTCATCGGTATCATCATTGGTATCGCGACGTTTGCCGCAAACCTGTACTTCCAGAATCGCCAGACGCGAGCCATTGAACGGGCTTCTCGTGCAGGTGCCACGATCATTAATCCGGGGCGGGCCAAATGACGATTAAAAAGAAGGTCGCCGCTGTCGTTTGTTCTGTGTCCGTGATAATCGGACTGGTACTGAACCAGGCGGGTGATTTCAAATCGGCGAATGGTAATCCCCCCCGGTTCTCCAAAGCGGCAATGGAAGTCATGGGGAATGCTGAGAGCTGCCGCCGGGATCCGTATCTATGCCCTGCCAACATCATCACGCAGGGAATCGGCCATACCGGGAAAGGTGTTGCCGCTGTCAGCACGGCAAGTGATCAACAGATCGCCAAGTGGTTTGCAGAAGACCAACTGGATGCGCAGAACTGCATCGAGGGGAATGTCGAGCGCAAACTGGGGAAGCAACTTCCCCAGGGTGTATTCGATGGAGTCGGGAGTTTTATTTTTAATGTCGGCTGTGGCCAGTTCACCCGATCGACGATGTACCGATATCTGCTGGCTGGTAAAACTGTAGCAGCCTGTGAGCAGTTGCCGCGCTGGATTTACTCCGGGAAAACGGTTCTTCCCGGATTAGTCACTCGGCGCGATAAAGAGAAGGCACTCTGCCTAGCTCATTGAAAACAGGCTAATTCTGGCCATTTTCTCCAAGATTACCTCCGAATCGGTAACGCTACGCGAAATCTACAATCGCGTTGATTGTCGTTGCCTTCACATTTTCCATAGCAAGCTGCGTTAAGCCCGGATCCCGAGATGACCAACAAAATCCTGCTCACCCTTGCCGGTGTATTGCTGGCGGTGATCTTTGCGCTTGGCTGGATGGCATTCCATTTCTACGGTGTATCCGTTGCGAAGGATGGGGAGTTGAGCCAGGTTCGGAGTGATCTGGATACGGCCACTGTCACTAATGCCCAGCAGGCATTCCAGTTCCAGCGCGCTAATGAGATATCAGCCGCCGCCGGTAAGTACAACGTCACCATCTCAGCCAAGAGTGAGGAACGGCAAAATGAAAACCGCAACGACCTTAAAACTGAGGAATGCGCTGATCGCTATATCCCTGACGCTACTGCTCAGCGCTTGTACTCGTACACGAACGGTCTACGTGCCATCGCAATGCGTGATACCGGCAAACCTGACGGAGCCGTTACTGATTCCACTGCCGCCAGCAAACTGACATACCGCCAGGCGGTTCTCTGGATTGACCCGTTACTCACCTTGCTGGACAGGGCGAACAACGATCGCGAGAGTATTCGAAGCCTCCCACACCAACAACCAACAGAGCCTCGGTAATTACCGGGGCTTTTTACTAACAGAAGCAGGAGAAGCAATATGTTCACCATCAAGTTGAAGTATGCCACTAAGCAAGAGCGGTTAATCGGCGGCAGCGAAGTCCTATGGAATGGGGAAAGCAAAACTCTTTCAGTGATTGGTAGTGGCGGCGATGAGAAGTATCACCTGTTGCCCGGGGACGACGTCTATGTAACGAATGCGGCTGGCAAGACAGTAGCCACTTACACCAACTCAGCACAGCCCGTTGCATAAGCCATCACACAGTTCATCCTCCAGGGTGGGCTGTCTAATGGTCAATGGAAGAGAGCAGTAAACACATCACATGGCAAAGCATGACTGGAAAGCGCTGCAGGCTGAGTTCCTCAGGGACAATGCAGCTACAGGGATAACAGCTCAGCAGTGGTGTGAGAACCGTGGGTTGAACTATCAATCGGCTCGTCGCTACATCAAACCTCGTGCTGCGCAATCTGCGCAAAACAAACATCGCAATACTGCGCACAGTGCGCAGCGCAATGAGAATGCGCAAAACTGCGCAGATGGTAATGATTCAGTAGATGACGATGAACATGTATCAGCAGACGCAAATGAAGAGATTGGTAAAGCTCCGGATCCTGACGCGAAACCGCACGGAAGAGACGGTAAGGGCCGATTTACTCAAGGCAATGCAGGCAATACCGGCGTCCCTTCGAATGCATTTGCCCCGCGTAATCAAACCGCCAGAAAGCATTCCGCCTATTCAAAGTATCTGGATGCTGACGAGTTGTTCGAAGCCGTCGCTGACTCTGACCTGCATGACGAGCTGATATTCACCCGCGCTCGTGCGTTATCAGTCACCAAGACGATGAAGCAGATCATGGAGGATTTGCAGAAGGCTGAGAGCGTAGAAACCCGCATTGAGCTTTACGACAAATTTCTCAAGGCTGAGCAGGGGCTCGACAGAAATATTGGGCGTATTGAGTCCATAGAGCGCACGCTCAGCAGCCTGCAACTGAATGCCGTCAATGTTCCCCGGCTTAGCGAGGATACGCTCCGAATCAAAGCGGCCACGGCCAAGCTGAAAGCGGAGACGCAGAAGCTTACGGCGGAAAGCAAAGACGTCACTACGCCACTATCAGGCATCGTCTCTGATATTCAGGGCATGTCAGATACTGGACTGATGTCCAAATGACGGCGCAATTCGACGAATCAGTTGGCGTTGAAGACGAACTGAGCGGAATGACTCCAGCGCAGCAGAGCCTGTTCATAGTCACCAAGCTTTCCAATCCCTGGTGGCGGCTGAACAACCTCTACAAAATCGAGAATGAAAAGGGTGAACTGGTCACGTTCCGTTTACGGCCGGCGCAGCGTGCGTTGTTCGAATCGATGCATTACCGCAACATCATCTTGAAGGCGCGACAGCTCGGCTTCTCAACGGCAATCGACATTTACTTGCTGGATCAGGCGCTGTTCAACAAGAACCTGAAGTGCGGGATTATCGCTCAGGACAAATCAGCAGCCGGCGAGATATTCCGTACCAAAATAGCGATCCCTTTCGACAACCTGCCGGGGTGGTTGAGAGCCGACTTTAAAATTACTGAGCGACGCAGCGGGGCGAACGGCGGTTACATTCTGTTTGCCCATGGCAGCAGCATTCAGGTGGCAACCTCATTCCGTTCCGGTACCGTCCAGCGCCTGCACATTTCCGAGCATGGGAAGATCTGCGCCAAGTACCCGGCCAAAGCCAAAGAGGTGCGAACCGGTACGCTTAACGCCATTCACGATGGCTGTATCGCCTTCATCGAAAGCACGGCGGAGGGTGTCGGCGGCGACTTCCACGAGATGAGCACCCGCTCAATGGAGCTGGGGCAGTCTGGTATCGAGCTGACTACGCAGGATTGGAAGTTTCATTTCTTTGCCTGGTGGCAGGATCCTAAGTATGTGGCTCAGGTACCGGCTGCCGGCCTACGTCTCAGCAAATACCACAGGGAATATTTTACAGGGGTTGAGCTGTCGATGCAGATCACGCTCAGCGCCGAGCAGCGCCAGTGGTATATCAACAAAGAAATCGAGCAGCGTGACGAAATGAAGCAGGAGTTTCCCAGCACGCCGCTGGAAGCCTTCCTGACATCTGGCCGTCGTGTATTCGATGCCATCAGCACGATGAAAGCGCAAGGCCACTGTAAGCCGCCATTGCTGGTGTACGACATGGATCCGGTAACCGGCACCAAGACCAAAGCTCAGGGGCTGCGCGGCGGTGAAACAAAAGAGCTTGTCCGCACCTTGTTAAATCATCTGCTGGTCTGGGAGCTTCCAGATCCGGAAGAAGACTATGCAATTGGCGCTGATATCGCGGAAGGGTTGGAAAACGGCGACCGATCTTCGTTTGACGTCATCAAGAAGAGCAGCGGCGAGCAAGTGGCGCATTGGTTCGGCTATCTCGATGCTGAGCTATTCGCACAACTGCTGGCACACGTCGGCAAATGGTACAACACCGCCTACATCGGGCCAGAGCGTAATAACCACGGTCACGCGGTGCTGCAAAAGCTTCGTGATATCTACCCGCTGCGCGCTATTTATGCTGAGCAGTATCTCGATCGCGAAGACGACGACGAGACGCCAAAGCTCGGTTGGCTGACTACAAAGCAAAGTAAGCCAGTTATCACCGAAGGCTTGAAAACCCTATTACGTAACGGTGTCAGTGGCATCCGCTGGATCGGCACCGTCAATGAAGCGAACACCTACGTGTATGACCCCAAGGGTGCCATGGGCGCGCAATCTGGTTGTTACGATGACCAGGTGATGAGCTATGCCATTGCCCAAGAGATGCGAGCTCGTATGCCTGCCCGTCCGAAAGTCACACCTATCGACAGATCTAAACCCACACACTGGATGTCTCACTGATGAATACAGCCATGATTGACGCTGAAGACACGCAGTCTCAGCCGGACAACCGCGACCGCTTTTCGCTGCAACAACTGCTGAATATCTCTGCTGATATAGATTCACAGCCTGAGTGGAGAACCACAGCCAATACAGCCTGTGCTTATTACGATGGCGATCAGCTGCCGCCGGAGGTTGTTACCAAGCTAAAAGAGCGTGGGCAGCCATTAACCATGCACAACCTGATCGCTCCGACTATCGACGGTGTGCTCGGGATGGAGGCAAAGACACGTACCGATCTGATGGTCATTGCTGATGACCCAAGCGAAGAGATGGAGCAGATGGCGGAAGCGGTCAACGCTGAATACTCCGACGCCTGCCGGCTAAGCAATCTGAACAAGGCACGTTCCGATGCATACGCTGAGCAGATAAAGGCGGGCCTAAGCTGGGTTGAAGTGCGCCGCAATAGCGACCCGTTCGGCAACAAGTACAAAGCCGGTACCGTGCACCGTAACGAAGTATTCTGGGACTGGTTCAGCCGAGAAGCTGACCTGAGTGACTGTCGGTGGTTGATGCGTAAGCGTTGGCTGGATGTCGATGAAGTGAAAGGCTCGTTCCCTGGGCATGCTGATGTTATCGATTATTCAGTACGTGAATGGAAAGGTTTTGTCGAAACCGATCTGGCGGAGGGTGATGAGTCCAATCTGATAAACGGTTATGAGGAATATAACTCGTATAGCCGTGACCAGGCCGAGTGGATCACGTCAAACCGTAAGCGCGTCATGCTGCAGGTCATCTATTACCGCACCTACCAACAGATGCCGGTTATGGAGCTGTCGAATGGGCGTGTTATTCAGTACGACAAGAACAACGTCATGCATGCCGTGGCGCTGGCCACTGGCCGCGTATCGGTCACGATGGCCCGCGTTAGCCGGATCCGCGAAGCGTGGTTTGTCGGCCCGCACTTCATCACAGACCGCCCGTGTTCTGCGCCGCAGGGTATGTTCCCGTTGATTCCATTCTGGGGTTACCGCAAAGACAAAACCGGCGCGCCCTATGGGCTGGCCTGTCGTGCCATTCCGGCACAGGATGAAGTGAATTTCCGTCGGATTAAGCTCACCTGGCTGTTGCAGGCCAAGCGCGTGATTAAGGACGCTGACGCCACTAACATGACCGATAAGCAACTGGCGGAAGAGCTGGAACGGCCCGACGGTGTGGTTAATCTCAACCCGGATCGCAAGAACAAAAAGACCATAGCGGAAGCGTTGACGGTGCAGCAGGATTTCCAGGTGGCTCAGCAGCAGTTTACGGTCATGCAAGAGTCGATGAAGCTGATTCAGGATGGCATGGGCGTGTATTCCGCGTTCCTTGGGCAGGACTCAAGCGCATCGAGTGGCATCGCTATTAGCAATCTGGTGGAGCAAGGTGCCACGACTCTGGCAGAAATCAACGACAACTACCAATTTGCCTGCCAGCAGGTTGGGCAGTTGTTGTTATCGTATCTGTTGGAGGATCTAAGCCGCCGCCGAAATCACAAAGTGGTGATCAACCGGGACGATAAGCGGCGCCGTAAAGAGATCATGCTGAATGTTGAGGATGGGCAGGGCCCGATGAATAACGATGTATCGCGGTTGCGCGCTCATATTGCCCTAGCACCTATTCAGCAGACGCCGGCGTATAAATCACAACTGGCAGAGCGGATGTCTCAAGTGATTACCGGTTTGCCACCAGAAGTGCAGGCGACAGTGCTGGATATGTGGGTAGAGTTGCTGGATGTGCCGAACAAGCAGGAGTTCATTGAGCGGATCCGCAGCGCACTTGGCACACCGAAGGCCCCGGACGAAATGACGCCAGAGGAACAGCAGGCCGCCCAGCAAGAGCAGCAAATGCAGCAGGCGCAGCAAGAACTGGCGATGCGTGAGATTGCCGGGAAGGTTGCTAAGTTGGAGGCGGAAAGTAAGCGGATTGCTGCTCAAGCGGAACGCGACCAGGCATTAGCCAACGGCCAGCGCTTTAATGATGCCCATACTCAGGCGCAAACAGGGCAGATACTGCAGCAGATGGAGAATGTGTCTGCGGAGATCCACGCCCTGAATGACCAAATCTTGCAGACCATTCAGGGGGAAATTGACTCGATTCCTGTATAATCCATTAATCGCATAAGGAGAATACTGTGGCACTTATTTATCATTACTGCTCACCCCATACATTTCTGCAGATTGTCGAGAGGAAATGCCTTTGGTTATCATCTACTAAAAATATGAACGATTTCGCTGAGGGCACGTGGTTTAATGATGCTCTCAACAGAGTGCTAGAGAATAACTGGAGTAGATTTGGGGAAAGGTGGTGTAATATGGTTCGTGAGGAGTTTTTAAGTCAATATATTCCTCGATATATAGCATGCTTCTCTCTTAAAAATGATTCGTTAAGCCAATGGAGAGCTTACGCGCAAGATGGTGAAGGTGTATCCATAGGGTTTGATGATGAGTACCTTGCTGTTGGCGAGCAATTTGTAGAGTCTTTTTTTGATGCAAAGAGAAGTGTGGCACTTAAAGAGGTTAATTATATGTCACACAAAGAAGTGGAAGATTGGTTAGACAAAGAGGCTCTCCAAATAATCAAACACTATCCTGAAAAATGCAGGAGCGCCTCTTTATTCGCCAAGTGGTGTTCTTATATTTACATGACAATTAAAAATCCAGCATTTAGTGAGGAGTGTGAAAAAAGATTGATATACTCTCCGCTAATTTCAAGAGATGACACTAAGAAAGTAATATCAGTAACAAATAAGATAAGTGATATTAGACATAGGATTGGCGCCGGATTTCTCACATCATATTTTGAACTTAACTTTCCATTACATGCTATTAAGAGTATCACTTTAGGGCCTAGAAATAAATTTTCAGAGGATGATGTTGGCCAGTTTTTAGCATTTAATGATTTTTATAATGTTAGTGTAGGTTGTTCATCGGCAACTTACCGATAAAATGCTTGCGTCAAGATTTTTGATGCGCTAGATTTCGGAATGATATCAAGCCTCGCCCTAAAAAGCGGGGCTTTTTTATTTCCCCCGGTCAAGGGTCAGTGCTGTTGTGATTTTCTTTTGAGTATTTGCCCGCCTCGTGCGGGCATTTTTGTTTGTGCCGCTAAGCACTTTGGCAACAGAGTGCTTATTCGCACGGGCAGCGATACGCCTTTCCATTTCGGATCTATCCGACAAATAGACATGCAGGAGTAGGGACGTGGACATCGATAATTTAACGGGTAATGAGACAGCAGAGGAAATTGAAGCCCTGCTGGATAGTTTGGGTGAGGTGGAGATTTCAGACGCGGCAGTTGTTCCTGCAAGCACTGAAAAGCCTGTTACGCAGGTTGCTGCGGCTGTTGAGCAGATTAAAACGGGCGATACGGAAGTCACACCGCCGCCGGGTGTCACTGTTGAACAGACCGGAGCCAGCGCTGCAGGTAATGCTGTAACTGAAGAGCAGCCGAAAGGTATCGCAACTCAGGACGGCAAGCACGTCATCCCCTATGCCGTATTGGAGGCCGCGCGAGCAGAGAGCCGTCGTAATGCCGAGGGCCAGCAGCGGGCGAGCAATGAACTGGAGCAGACCAAGCGCCAGCTTCAGATGCTGACGCAGCAGGTTAATCAGGCTGGCTTAACTCCGGCAAAATTACCCGAAGAAGCGCAAATTACTCCCGAGCAACTGGCTAAAATCCGTAATGAATTCCCGGATCTGTCCGGTGTTTTCGAAACGTTGGTGCAGAAGATTGATTATCTGCAAAAGGCGAATCCGGGTGCGCAGCCTGCACCGGTTGAATCCACAGGTAATCCGGTTACTGATGCGTTGAAGGCCACACCCGAGCTTGAAGGGTGGCAGTCTGCGGATCCAGACCGTTTTAGCCTTGCGGTTCACCTCGATGAGAAGTTGCAAACCGACCCTGCATGGAAAGACAAGCCATTAACTGAGCGATTCAACGAAGTGGTTAAGCGCACCAAAGCGGCTTACGGCGAGAGTGTTGAGGCGCCTCAATCTCCTGTCGCAGCACAAACCGCACAGCCTACCGCTGAAGAGCTCCAAAAATTGGCAGATGACAAGTTAGCCGCGGCTAAAGCTTCTGCCGCAATCCCAACATCACCGTCTGATCTGGGGTCGCCGAGTACGCATCAACCTACGCTATTGGAGCAAGCCGCTGGTGCTGATCATCAGCAGTTGACGGCAATGTTCTCTGGCATGAGTGAGGCTCAAATCGACGCGCTGTTAGAGCAGTCGCTCTGACCTGACGGTCAATATCATTTATCTATAGCCCGCCTCGTGCGGGTTTTTCTTTTGGGAGTTATCCATGACCACTATTACCTCTGCCCAGGCGAATAAGCTCCAGCAGGTCGCGCTGTTTACTGCAGCGAACCGCAACCGCTCATTCGTGAACGTGCTGACTGAACAGCAGGAAGCGCCGAAGGCCGTAAACCCGGATAAGAAAGGCACCCTGCAAACCAGCTTTACTGCGCCTGTTGTCCGCATTACCGATCTGCAAAAGCAGAAGGGTGATGAAGTTAATATGCAGATCGTCCACAAGCTGAGCAAGCGCCCGACCATGGGTGATGAAAAGCTGGCAGGCCGTGGTGAAAACCTCGGGTTTGCTGACTTCTCATTGAAGATTAACCAAGGGCGTCACCTGGTAGATGCGGGCGGCAAGATGTCGCAGCAGCGTTTCAAGCACAACCTGAATAAAACCGCGCGCGTTCTGCTGGGTACCTACTTCAATGACCTGCAGGATCAGTGTGCGACTGTCCATCTGGCTGGTGCTCGCGGCGATTTCATTGCCGATGACACTATTCTGCCACTGGCGGGGCATGGCGAGTTCGGCAAGATCATGATCAATGACGTGATGCCACCGACGTATGACCGCCATTTCTATGCCGGTGATGCGACATCGTTCGAGCAACTGGATGCCGCTGATCTGTTCAGTCTGGGCACTGTCGATAACATCGCGTTGTTCCTGGACGAAATGGCGCACCCGCTGCAACCGGTCAAAATGTCCAAGGACGAATTGAAGGACGAAGACCCGTACTTTGTTCTCTACGTCACCCCACGTCAGTGGAACGACTGGTACACCTCAACTTCTGGCAAAGACTGGCAGGCGATGATGGTGCGCGCGGTTAACCGCTCGAAAGGCTTCGATCATCCGCTGTTTAAAGGTGAATGCGCGATGTGGCGCAACATCCTGATCCGCAAATACTCCGGCATGCCGATCCGCTTCAATACCGGCTCGACCGTCGCGGTTTCAAATAACGACAACGTGGCCAGCGTTTCAAATAAAACAGCCGGTACCACCATTGACCGCGCACTGTTGCTGGGCGGCCAGGCTCTGGGTAATGCCTACGGTACCGGTGAAGCCGGTGGTCACTTCGGTTATCACGAAGAGAAGGTTGACCATGGCAATGGCGCTGAAATCTCTGTGAGTTGGATTAACGGCCTGAAAAAAATCCGTTTCCAGCAGAAAGACGGGCGCGTGAACGACCACGGCATCATGGTGGTGGACTCGGCGATTACGCTGGGCCGTTAATTCAACCAGCAGGTTTCGGCCTGCTTTTTTTTGGAGAAGAAAACTATGGCAACGATTATCGCGCCATCTATGCGAGACGCTGTTTATCAGGGCCCGCAGGGCAACCTGTCGATTGCAGAAGGGCAGATCATTTTGTCGGCAGCAAAATCTGGCGATGTGGTAGAGCTGCTGGAAATGCCGATCGGCATGCGCATTTATTCACTGGATATCGTCAGTGAAGCGTTGGGTGCCGGTGTAACGGTGGCGATTAAGTCCGGCACCACCACACTGGTGGCCGCAGGCAGTCATGCTGCTGCAGTAGCGAAAGTAGTTCCGATTGTGCCTTACAGCACAGTTGCCAGTGGTGAGAAGATTACCGCAACGGTTGGTGGCGGTGATGCTGCCGGCCGCCTGGTGGTCAACGTAAAATATGTAGCGACCGGCTACTGATCCGCTAATCCCCGTAAACCCAAGAGGCTCGCCAAGTGCGGGCCTTTTTTATTGGAGCACTCCAATGACCCAAACTATCGCAGTTGCCTATATCGGCCCAAAAGATAAAAAGCGCGACACGATCACCGGCAGCCGTCTGGTGTTCCCGCGTTTTACCCCTGTTGATGTCGAGTCAGCTATTGCACATCGGTTGCTTGATTACCCGACGGTATTCGTAAAAGCGGATTTCCTCGAAACCGTGATGCAAGCGAAGGCAAACGCCGCAGAGAATCAGGCTGAAGTTGAGCGCCTGGAGCAAGCGCGTTTAGCCGCATTGGCAGCCGAAAACAGTTTCGTCGTCAAAATTGGCAATGATGAGGTTGATCTCGCCAAGCTCACCGCCGTGCAGTTGGCAACGCTGATTGAAGCCGAAGAGCTGGAGCTGACTCAGGATCCGCAAGAGAAGGTTGGCGATTTCCGCATTCGTGTTCGTGATGCAGTTAACGCTAAGCAGGCTGGTGGAGATAGCGAGTAATGGCATCGCTTGACGTATTTCTGCCTGCGATCCGGCGTCACATCAACGGGCCGCTGGAGATCATGATGCGGCAGTCGGTGCTTGAGTCTGCTATCGCGTTTTGTCGTGAATCGCTGTTCTGTCGTGAAGAGCTGACATTACTCGACGCAACGCCGGGAACGACGTATGCGTTGACCGAAAGCTCACTGGTGAAATGCGTTAAGCGCTTGCGTGTTATCGATCTCTCCGAGCAGCTGAGACGGCCTGATGAGCCAGGCGCTGTCCTTGTGGCGGGGATCGACTTTAATGTCATGTCTGCGAACCATATCGCGTTTGTTCGTCCGTTCGAAAAGGTCGCAGTCCTGTTCGCTATTGAGCCGCGCCGAAGTGTTACGGACATTCCTGATGCACTCGCCGACGACTACCTGGATGTTATTGCCGCCGGCGCACTGAATGACCTGTACATGATGCCTGGCAAGCCGTGGTCGGATCCGAATCGGGCGGGATACTTTAATGCCCAGTTTATCGAGGGCTATCGCCGCGCGTTCCGCGACGCTCTGGAAAATTCACCGATCACCTCTTTTTATAACCCCATTCGTAAGCACGAGTTCTACTAATGCAAAAGGTTGCCGAGATTATCGGGCGCGTTAACACGCAGCTCGTGGATGTCGCATGGTTGCGCTGGCCCAAGGCAGAGCTCCTTGATTATTACAACGACGCGATCCGCGCCGTGATTATTGTTCGTCCGGATGCAGGAGAAAGATCCGAGCTTCTGACGTGTGTAGAAGGCACCAAGCAGCAATTGCCTGTGGGAGCTAATCGACTATTAGACATCACCCGGGTGGCGGGGGGCCGTGTGATCCGCCCGGTACCGCGCGAAACGCTGGATACGCAATTCCCTGACTGGCATTTCAGCACCGGCGGAATTGAAGGTTATTGCTATGACGAACAGACGCCAAGGACATTTTACGTGTTTCCGGGCACCGTGGCAGGCGTGCAGTTGGATGCCGTGGTATCTCGTATCCCCGAGTCAGTCAGTATTAGCCAGGTTGATAAGGGGGCTGCAGTTTCATTGGATGAGCTCTATACCAATCCGATCATCGAATGGATGCTATACCGTTGTTATTCCAAAGACTCCCAGAACGGCGCCAACTCGCAGTTAGCGCTACAGCATTACCAGGCATTTAATGATCAGTTGGGTGTTAAAACTCAGGCTGAGATGGCTGTAGGCAATAGAAAACGAGAACAATACAATGGGAGCACCCAACTATGAGTATCCTCGTTGATGGTACTTTAAAGTCACCAGCAGGAAATGTTATTGATAACGCTGATATTACGCTTATTGCTATCTCTACGAGCTTGACAGTACTTGGTGGTACTCCATTGACTGTTAAGACAGATAAGGATGGTAGGTATTCATTTACTTTGCACAACGGTAACTTTGCCGTGTCTATTTCCAAAGATGGGAATAACTGGTTTTCTGGCATGATCACCGTTACTGATTTAACGGTTCCAAAATCCATTAATGCATTGATCCTGCAAGATGCCATGATGGCAGAGATACCTGCAGACTATTGGACTTACTTTCAAACTCAAACCGGGATTCTCTTTACAAGCTTTGGAAAGATTGATGAAGCGGTTACCACTACAGTTTCAGCAAGAAATGAAGCTGTTACAGCAAGTAGCATAGCTAAAGAAAGCGCAGAAATTGCTCAAAATATCGCTGACGCTAACACATTTTACTCAACTGATTCTGACCCGGATGGGACTATTGCTGGATTGGCTGCAACAACCAACGGTCAAAGTTTTAGAGTGATCATCAGATTGGGCGATGAAGTAATAGTCGCATTTAATTACTACAGAAATACAAATGGCATAGCCCAATTTTTGACATCACTTCCAAACAAGCAATTTGTTGACAGGGTGAATGAACGTTCTCTTGCTACTGATAAAAGAACAGACGGTTTGAGAACTGAGGCAGAGTCATTTTATTCTTTTGAGCTTTTAGATAAAAAAGGGCGTGGTCTATTATTTGCAGAGAATGATGGAAAGATTAACGCTCCTGCTGGTGTTAAGACCAAAAGCCTTGAAACTGAATCATTCTCCCCACAGAACATACACACTCCAATTATCACGGCACTTGAAGATAGCGCTGATAACTATCCATTGGCTGAAATAGATACCAAAGGGCGAGTTCTATTTGCCACCGATAAAAAAACAGGTAGGAAAATTTATTTTGGCGAACCGTTACATAATCATCGTGGGCCATTGCCTGGTGATTTTTTTGCCATTGGTGACTCTATTACTGCAAATGGGATTTCTCGTTCAGGTAATGGGCCATATGGATCTTACGCTGCTTGTTTTAATAGTCTTTCATGGCATGCTTGGGCAATGTTATTTTCGTCTGCAAGATTAAGGTTGGTGGGTGCCTCAGCAACGGGAGGATTTACAGCAACACAGATTTTGAAAACCCACTTACCTAAAGCTCTAGTTGCCAGCCCCACGTTTTGTGTCGTCATGGGTGGGCGAAATGATATCGTGCAGGGTATTGATATTGACAGGGTGACAATCCCGGCATTAAAGAAAATATTCCTTATCTTAAGGCAAGCAGGGATCATTCCTATTGTGTGCACCATGTCTGCACATGGCAATAGTAGTAATAATACTCGCCGAATTGCTGAGCATAAACTCAATAACTGGTTTAGATCTTATGCACATAAGCATCGGCTCCCACTTGTTGATCTTCACCGAAACACGGTAAACCCAGAAACAGGTGATTGGATCGCTGGTTATAATCAAGACGTATCACACCCGACTAGCAATGGTGCACGGGCAATGGGCAAAGCACTTGTTGATGGTTTACTGGATTGGACTGCGCCTGTATTTCCTCAGCATGCAGATGAGCAGCTGTTGCCAGGGTTATCTAATAACATAATTAGCAATCCATTATTTCTTGAACATAATGGTTTAAATCCAAAAGGTTGGAATGTAAAAACGGTAGGAGTATCGAGAATCTCTGCCAGTGGGCTTAGCGGTAACTCATGGGTTTCGAGAAATCAATCGTCTTCTATTACTATTGATACTATTCCAGGCGGAAGGTATGCATTGGGTTTCTTTGTCAAAACAGATGGGGCAGGATTATTCGAATTCTATGTGTTGGGAGGCAATGAATTATCATCATCTCATTTGGCGGGCATTCGCGGTTGGGATGCGGCTATAACCGAGTGGGCATATTACTGGTATGAGTTCACAGTTTCGGATGAGTACAACAAAGTGACAATCGTTTTTAATAGTGGGATCGCAGATTGTAGTGTCGCTCAAATTGGATTGTTCGAACAGACGAGGCTTTAAATGAGAATTATACTGGATACGGAAATAGACAATGATGAGTTACCACTTATCGATCAGCGTATACCGTTGATTACAGATACTCTGGTAGCGGGTTACGATATGATGTCTAACAGGGACTTCAGTGGTCACGGAAATCACTTTTCATGGAATGGCTCGTTCGACTCAAACGGTGCTGTTTTGAGAAATAGTCCAGAAAATATAATTAAAACCCCAGTTATGGAGCAAGACGAGTTCACAGTGATATTTTGCTGCAACATAGCTAATGATGGTGTCGCAAAATCTTTTTTTAATAATTTCGACACTTCTACAAATATGTATACAGGAACTCGGCTTGTTACCTTGGACAACAATTCTGGGCAGCTTAACATCGCAAGCGGCATTGGTTCCGGCTCATCACTAACTGCTTTAGGGTTAACATTTACCGGTGCTTGGACTGTTCGAACCCTTAGCTGGAACAATGGACTCATAAGGCAGATCACACATGGTGGAAGTCGAAATGAGATAGCAATAGCGAACCGAGGTATTGGTAAGCGGAACCCATATTATATTAATGGCATTCCGTCGAATGTCTCTGCCGGATCAATAACGGCCGGTGCTTCTGGAACATTGGGAATGCTCCTGTTTTACAAAGAATTTATCGATGTGGATACTGCGGTAAAAAGAATGGACACCATAACTGAGATTATGGCTAAAAGAGGTGTAACAGTTCCTTAATCATCTATGGATGAACAATCTACATTGGCAACTTTCTTCAAGAAATCATGCCCCCGGCATTATAGGGGTATAGGGGAAAATTCAAGTTGTCAGTTGCCAACTTGAGTGATGCGCGCTAAATTCTCCAAAGATGCCGACCTATGCTTAACAGTAAGGTCGGTTTTTTTATTCCCTCAATTTGTGACCCCATATGCCTGATATCGACATCACAACTATGGGCGGCGAGATGCCGCGCATGGTCGCGCACCTATTGCCGCAATCCTCTGCGACGATCGCCAATAACTGCCATTTTCGCCACGGCGTGATCACTCCGAATAACGTTGATGCCAAGCAAGCCAAGGTATTTAGCATTACGCCTGGCACCATTTTCAACTATCACGACGATGTCTGGTTTGCCTGGAACGGCATCGTTGATGCGATCCGCAGTCCGGTAGCCAATGACGATTATGACCGTGTTTATTTTACCGATGGCTCTTACCCGAAGGTGACAAGCAACCGCATTGCGACACAAGGGCAAGGCAACTATCCGGCGGCGTATTTCCGTTTAGGCATTCCAGCACCAGAACATGCGATTGTGATTGGTGGTGTAACACCACCGGCAGACCCGGGAGAGGATGATCCGACGGACGATGAAACGCGGTTCTATGTTGAAACCTATGTAACCGACTATGGCGAAGAAGGGCCGCCGGGGCCCGCGTCAGCGGAGGTCACTATTATTTACCCGGGTAGTACGGTCGCATTGCAGCTCCAGCCGCCAGGCACCCAAAACAGTAACATCACGCGACGCCGCATTTATCGCTCGGCAACCAGCGATAGCACCGCAGACTTCCTGCTGGTGGTCGAACTGGGGATCGCCATTGGATCCTTTGAAGATTCACTGTCTGGCGCAGAACTGAGTGCAACGCTGGAAACCTACGACTACATGATGCCGCAGGAAGGCATGATCGGTTTGTGTGCCATGAAAAATGGTATCTGTGCGGGTTTCAAAGGCAATGAGGTGATGTTCTCTGAAGCCTATCTGCCGTATGCCTGGAAGCCGACAAACCGGCAGACCACCATGAACAAGATTGTTGCCATCGCGCCAGTCGGCACTTCTCTGGTGGTTGGCACCGAAGGTGATCCGTATCTATTCAGCGGCATCACGCCGTCAAACATCAGCAGTACAGAGCCTAATATCACCCTGGCTTGTGTGTCACGCCGTTCAATGGTCGCGATGGATGGGTTTGCAATTTACGCATCACCCAACGGCATTGTTACTGTGGATGCTTCGGGTAATGCGCTGGTGGCCACAGAGAAAATCGTCGAGCAGAAGCAGTGGCGGAAGATGTTTAACCCGACATCGATTCGTGCCTGGCGGGTGGAGAATGAGTATCTGGCGCTATACGACACGCCTGATGGCACTGCGGGCTTTATCTTCAATCCCCAAATGATGGATATCCGGCACATGACGGCCTCGTTCGATGCCGGCTTTAACGATGAGAAGAGCGACACGCTTTACATCGTGAAGGGTACCCAGCTCTATACCCTGCAGGGTGGCGATATGTCAGTTAGCATGCGCTGGCGCTCAAAACCCTTTCTGGCACCCTATGACACCTCTTTTTCCTGCTTGCGGGTAATGAGCGAACAGCTCTTCTTTGTTGGCATCAATATTATTGTCGATGGCGCGCAGGTGATCACTTTGCCACCGGGTTCGTTGCGGGAAAGCATGCTCAAGTTGCCGCCAATATCAGGACGCAAGTGGATGATCGAAACGTGGGGGCGGGGTCAGGTTGACCGGATCACGCTTTCCACTTCAATGATGGAGATGCCTGCGTGAACAATAAAGGTAAGTTTCGTTCTGGTACGGATCTGCCGACGGTGGCAGAGAATATTCAGACGTTGACCGGACAGCGCGGCGATGGCCTTGATCGTGCTGTTACTGTGCGTGATTTGGCTCGACTCGGCTTCTCGACCAAGAAAGCGGGTAACGGTGGCGTGTCATTGATACCTGGATGGACGCCGCCGCCGGACTGGGGTGGGCCGGGAGCAAACAAACCGACGCAGTTCCCGACTAAGCCAACGGGCTTCACGGCGTATGGCGCGTTCTCGTTTATCGCGCTGGTGTGGGATATGCCGAAGTACGGCGGCCACTCGCTGACGGAAGTCTACCGCAACAGTGAGGACAATCTTGCGGATGCAGTAATCGTGGGCACTGAAGCCGCCGGCGTCTTCAGCGATCCGCAGAATACCGGCACGCCAGGTGCTTACTACTGGATCCGCCATGTTAACGCCAATGGCGTACCGGGGCCGTTCAATGATACTGCCGGCACATTCGCGAAAACCGATCCGGATGCAGCACAAAACCTGATTGCTGACCGCGTCATCGCCGGTATTGAGATGATCACTCCGCTGTTGCGATCTGCTCGGATTGAGAATGGTCGGTTCAAGGTCGATGAGAACGGCAACATGACGGCCATCAATGCCAGCATGAACTTTATGACGGCTAATGGCGGGTGGTTCTACGACGTATACGCTGAGCGCGCCACATTCAGGAACTGTCAGATCCTGGAGGACTGCGATGTCCGAGGTACAATCTACGCCAATAAGTTGGTAGGTGATGTGTATAACGCGCAGTCTGGTGGGATATCTATGCCCCCCATCACTCAAGGTGTGCGCTATGGCTTCACATGGTCGAGTGAGGCTGGAGATCATGTGATTTGGAATATTGTGGGTGAGGATTTCGATCGTGTCATGGATACAAACGTCACGATTTTGGCTGCAAGCGCTGATAGACAGTACTTCACCGTTATTCTGCGGAGCCCGGGCCATGAAGATATCCAAATTGCTTACAAAGACACGGGGAATAACGGGGAAAGCGGGTCATTAATCTATTTGCTCGAGGGCATACAGCTCCCAGCGGTCGGACGTGATAAGCAGCAACAGTTAATCATCCGGATAGGTGAGAACAGGGGGAGCAGTGTCGCTATTTACACTCCAGTGATCAGTGGTGGCGGTAGTACCGGGAGCCCTGAAGTAAGGGCCAAGCCGGTAATTGGCGTCTATAAATCCGGGCGACAGATAGCCACGAGCGGCCCGCAATGATGACGCTTGAAGAAAAGGTGAATGCCCTTGCCAGGCGAAGCGCCGATAAAAACTTGATAACAGAAATTCAAGACGCCTGCCGTGAAAAGCAGGCGTTTTGCTTTGGTGCCGATGATGCCCGGATCGTCTTGCGTCCGCGGATGAAAGACGGTGTTCCGTATGTCGTCGTGTGGTTAGGCGTAAGCACTGCTACCGATGGGCTGCTGCGGTATACCCCGCGCGTTAAAGACCTGACACGAATGATCGGTGGCAGGTGGGCAGAGTTTTACACAGACAGGAAAGGGTTCATCAGAGTAGCCAGGCGACTCGGTTTTGTGCGCCTACCTGATGAAGATGGATTAATGAAATTCCGGATCCCGGTGTGAGGGTGGTATGGGCAAAGGTGGCAGTAACGAAGTCAAAGAAACAGAGAATGAAAAGGCGGCGGCGCAGGTGGCTTCGCAGCAATGGGACCTTTATCAGAACGAGCTCCGGCCTTATGAAAATCTGTTTATGGATAAGGTCGATGCGCTGAACAACGAGCAGAAGTATGCGGACATTGCTAATGATACCAACCTTGGCTACCAGGCCGAGTTCGGTAAGGCGCGGCAGGATACCGCCACGCAGTTGGCAGCCAGGGGCGTGGATCCAAGCAGCGGCAAATTCCAGGGGACGCTCGACAACATCACTTCAGATCAGGTTGCCGGCCAGATCGACACGACTAACCGCGCGCAGAGTACCCAGGCCGATAAGTATGTTGGTGGCCTGCAGGATGTCGTTGCGATGGGTGCCGGCCAGAAAGCCGATGCTTTGTCTGGGTTCAATAGCATCGCAAATACCAGCATGCAAAAAGCACAGTCCGATGCGCAGCGATCAATGAGCAACCGACAAGCGACGGCAGGAGTCGCTGGTGCATTGGGTGGCGCCGCCGTGCGTACCTATGGATTGCAGGATGCCGCTGCGCCAGCGGCAAGCGCCGGTTCAACCGGGGTATTTGGTGGCGGTAAAAGCAGCGGGCAATACGGTGTGTCAAACACGCCATTCGGTAAATCGACTTTTAACTAATAGGGGTACGTATGGGACAGGCAGCAGATACCTACGCCCGATTGATCCGGGAGCAGTACGCGGATTGGCAGAACCGATTTTATCCGAAACAGAAAGAGCTAATGGGGCTTGCGACGAGTGGTCAATTGATGAATGACCAACTATCCCGCGCTGATGCCAATACGCAGCAGACGCTGAACACGGCGCAGGTCGGCCAGAAAAACCAGATGGCACGCTACGGGGTGGCGCAATCTCCAACAACAGGAGACAACAGCCTGGGACTAAGGTCTGCGTTGGCAACTGCCGGGGCCAAAAACGGGATCCGAGAAGGTGAAGCGGATCGGCAAATGAATATTCTGACGGGGGGCAGCGCCAGCCTCCGCCAACAAATGAATATCGGCGGCGGGAGTAGCAGCTAATGGGATACGGATTAGTGGATATCGCGAACCAGACGCGCCAGCAGGCGTTGCAGGGATTTGGTGAAGCGTCCTCGCGTGAAACGCAGCGTGAAGTTGCAAACCAGCAACTGAAAGATGCTGAGAAGCAAATGAAGATGCAGATGACCGGTACCGGCGCTGGTATGGGGCTGGCCATGGGGTCGGGCAGTTCTTTGCTGGGAAGTGGTGCGGGTACTGCTGCAGGATCAGCTGCGGGAGCCGCAGAGGCTGGAGCTGCAGGCGCGGCAGCCGGAACAGCCGCCGCAGGCACTGCCGCCGCCGGTACCGCAGCAGCAGGAACGGCAGCAGCAGCTGGTGGCGCAGCAGCCGCAGGAACAGCAACCGGTGTTGCTGCCGGGGCAGGTACTGCTGCAGCTACAGGTGCGACAGCCGGTGCATGGGGCGGCCCTATCGGTATGGGTATTGGCGCGGCGGTCGGTCTATTGGCAAGCCAACTTTTTTAAGGAGTAAATCATGGGTGTTCAAGGTCTGGCGGATGGCTTCCTGGCTGGCTTCAATACTGCTGATACAGCTATCTCGCGTAACAAGGAACTACAGCAGCGCGACGCGGCCCTGCAGCAGCAAGTGAAGGACTCCGATCGCAACTACAGTCTGCGTGAAGCCGATTTTAATTACGGCAAAGATCGCGACCAGCGCAATTTTGGTTATCAGAAAGAGCGCGACCAAGTGGGCGATAAACAATGGGGCTTACGCCATGCACTCGATCAGCAACAGGTGGGGATCAGCCGCGCTGGCCTTGGTATGCGTGCGCAGGAACTGGGCATGCGGCAGAAGGAATACAATTATCGCATGATGCAGGAAGAGCGCAGCCAGCGTCTGCAGAATGAAATGCCGGTGGTTCAGACGCTTTATAAACAGATGGAGGAGACGGGCAAATTCGACCCGCAACTGTACTCGCAGATTTCGAAAGACAACCCGCTTAACCCAGGGCGCTTCTTTGGACAGGAGGCGATCAACAACGTGATGGAAGTGAACCGCGTCATGCCGAAGGTGCTCTCTGGTGAGATGAACTACAACGATCCGAAAGTCATCAAGCTGATGAATACTGTGCTGTCACCACATATTCAGCGTGGCGTGGGTGAGGTTGATCCGCTGACGGGTAAGAAAATCGTCAGCAAAGAACTAGGCCACATTGGCGTAAGCGAGGATGGGAAATACATCATTCCTGGTTTAACAGTTAAGTATGACGATGGATCCACCGCTCAGAAGCCGATGACTGAATTAGGTTCCGCAGATGAGCGTGATAATCAACTCGCGCATATGCCGGTATCACGCATGATGGATGAAATTCGTGGCTATGGTCAGATGGTCGGCCAGCTTAACCAACCGGATCGCGCTGCCTTCCTCAACAATATGGTTAACCCGCCGGATAAGACTGCTAGCCGTGAAGAGGCCAACGGCTTGCGCCGCGATTTGCTCGACGTGGGCAAGGCCCGCGCTAAGGCATTGGCCGGTGCGACTGATAAAGACGCAATGGCTGAAATCAATAACCAATATGATCAGTTGCAAAATCAGGTGCTGCAGACTTACGGACAGCCAGGTAAACCAACTGATTCATTCGAAGATTTCTCTGTAGAGTACCAAAAGGAGAACGGAGTACCACCGGATCCTAAGAATGCTCAAGACATCCAATTCTACCAACAATGGAAATCCCAGAAGCAGGGAGGTGGGCAGCCAGCGGCATCCACTACTGCAACGCCTCAAGGCCAGGCACCGGCACAACCACCCGAGAATTCGTATGCGGCGGGATACCTGAGGGAGATGCGCCAGCAGGCACAACGACAGCAACAGTAAGCATCAAGTGATGCAAAAGCGCATTTTTGCGCTGCGCTTTTGCATTCAATCTAACTGAATGATTATATCTAATTGTTTTATAAATAAAATTCAATTGCTAATTATTGCTTGTTCAATACTTCAGAGTGTTAGCCATTGCCAACACAACAAACTTATGGGCGTCTGCGTTGACACGTATGTAATAAAATACTACTGTATATACATACAGTTATTTAATAAAAATCATTTTAATTCATATCGATATGTTTGGCTTCTGCTGGGGAGATTTTTGTGACATTGGACATTGAAGATGCATTAGCCAGTTTAGCTGCGCTGTTAGATTTACTTACACACTGCGATGAAGATACAAAGATTGAGACTGTGCAAACTACTGCGTTATTAGGATGGATTTTATTAAAGAACATCGAACAACGATATAATGAAATACAGTAGATTAGAGGGGGTTAATAATCTCCAAAAATCACTAATGACCAAACACATAACATTGTGGTCATTAGTGGTTTTTTCACATGGCATTAGTCCATAATAATAGAATGCTGGTTTTATATTATATAAGCCATTGCTATTTAGGATACAATAATAAACACTCATTACCTATTTTATCATAGTTTTTTATAATGTCATCAATGTGCCCATTCATTTTAATAACGTGGTCGTTTTCAGTACAAGATAATATTTCCGTGGATTCAATTTTAATTCCTCTAGCTAAGAATGTTCCAGAGTTTTTAATTTTAGACACCACGCCTGAAGTTGAAAATATTTTATATATAAAATATCCGTCAAAGACAAACCCTGTCCTACCTATGCCAACTAAATTTTTATTTATAGGGGTGTTTGACGCTTTATCAAATTCAAACGATGCTTTGATAGCGGCTTCGGAATTAGTATTTATCATTGAGAATTCTTTTATCGGTTGTGTTAAATGGTCTAACTCATTAATGCTAATTTTTACCTTGTGGTTTATCCTAAAGTCATTACATAATTTTATTAAATTATCTAAAGTTTCAATAGTGATGTTTTTAGTTTCTGTTCCTTTTTTTGATTTAACTTTTCCACTATGATAAAAAATAGGCTCCATATCTTTTGTTTTCAATTTAATTGAGAAGTTTTTTTGCTTGAATATCATGGTTTCAAGAGCTTTTAATCCATCATAGAGCTCGTTTATTTGATGCTTTTCATTTGAATTAACTATCTGTTTTATATTGAATGTGCCGGAGTTAGGCGCCATTATTATATTGAAAAACTTAGTTTCAATCTTAAATTTAAACAATTCACTATTCACGCTAACTAAAGGTGGTGGGAATATTATTGTACAAGGGATTGCTTGAGTGTTGGATTTGATGTCATTTGGAATGATGGTTATTTCAGACGTTTCTTCTTTTTTATATGGTTCGGGTAAAGAAAGTCTACATGTTCCAAATTCAAAATTCTCTGTAATTTCCTTAATGCCAAATCTATTGTTAAATATAGACATTTTAAAGTTTTTTGCTTCCTTGATCTCTCCTAAGAATAAATTTATTAATTCTTCTTTGTGTTCTTTCTCTGTTAGCTCTAGAGTGAAGCCATGGCTATTGGTTGAATTGTAGCCTACCTCACTATTTTGTCTTTCCTTTTTTGAAGCATAATTACTGTAATTAAGGATGTAAGACTCTATTTTTTTCTTTAAACCCGAACCATCTAATGTATCTAGTTCATGTTTGTTACCATAAGGTATTGTTATTGTGTGGTTGTGAAAGTCATACTTATTATCTAAAACACTCAGTTTTCTTAACCTTTCTAAAGTTTTTGAGGCAATATTTTTGTCTATGTGAACTAGATATGCATTTTTAACCGAGATGCTTTTTTCAAAGTGAAGGAATAATAAAAATGACGGCAGTGGGGATTTTACCATCATTTCTAGGTTGGAAAGTTTAATTGCCCAAGTGTTTGTTTTTTTATCTGTGGATTTTACCTGTACTTTACATTCAATTGCAGGAGGGTGTTGATCCCCAGAGATTGTATTGTGAGTTTCCTTCGGAAATTCAAGCAAGAGATCCCATCCATGGCGATCCTCTGAAGGGGATGTTGCTGTAATATTTTGTTGGCTACACCAATAAGTAATGGCGTTTTCACCCATTTTTCCAACGTTTCTTGCATTCATATACCAAGTTCCTTCTTTTTATTTGATTATAACAAAGCTAAATGCCTTGTGAGTAAAAAGTTACATTCTTGGCGGTAATGCGCTAAATTCCCCAATGATGCCAAGCCTCGCTCTAACCAGCGGGGCTTTTTTTATGCCTAAATTCTGGAGTCCCAAATGGCCTATGATCCGCAACAACAGCGACCTGAAGAACAAGCATTAAACAACAACCGTGAATCGCTGAATATCCGGCAGCCAGGTGAAACTGGCAGCACTGGTTTCGACTGGGATCAGGTGCGTAAAGCGCGCGAGGCCGCTGGCCGAAAATCTGTGGTTCCCGATCCGAGTATTAGCCTCGGCGATATTGCTCGCTCTGCTGTTTCAGCACCTTTAGAGATGGTTCGGTCTGGTGCTCAGATTTTTGATGCAGGCAATGAAATGCTTGACCGTAAAACTTCTGGATACCGTTCTGGAGAGAGCAAACCGCTAATTGATTTAGGCATTGACCCTGCAATGCTAAAAGTGATGCGTGATAATGAAGGAAATCCATTATCTGATGCTGGCTCTGCAGCTTTAAATGCAGCAGGAAAACTTGCTGGTTCGATGTCTGATGCAATTACTAGTGGGTACAGTGAAGGGGCAAAACCAGCCGCCGCGATGCCTTTCATTGAGCAAGACGGAAAAGGGAATTATCGCTTAGGTTCTGGCTTTTTCGACAAAGATGCTTGGATGATGAATGCGATCCCTACGGTGTCGCAATTACTTGCTGGCGGGGCGGTATCAAAGCTTGGAGCAGTCGCGACAAGAAACGCTGTCGAAAACTCTATTTTTAATAGGATTAGTAAAAAACTTCCGGAGGAAGCGGCACGTCAGGTTGCGAAAGAAACTGCAGAGCGAGCTGCTTCTGTTGCGGGTAAAACTGCTTTCGTTGGCACCATGGCAGCCACCGCCCAAGGTGGCGGTGGTACTGATATGCGTGAACAAATTAATACCTTGTCCTTTACGGATTTAATGCAAAGTCCTTCCTTTCAAAAAGCGTTCGATAATGTGGATTTGAACCCTGTTACTGCCTCCCTTTCTGACAGCGAAAAACTCACACTAGCAAGGAATCAGATTGCAGATCAGGCGGCTAGCGCAGTAACAGCCGATCCTAAAATGCTGGCCATCAATATCGCGGCATCAACGCTGGGCGATCATACACTTCTCAATTTGCTTACAAAGAAAGGAGCCGCGTCAGGTGTGCTTTCCGGTGCCCTGATAGGGGCTGCGGCTGAAGGTTCTACTGAATTTGCGCAGGGCGCTGGGCAGCGATATGTCCAGAACCAACAGCTTATTGATACTGCTGGGCAAAAAATCGATCCTATGAAGGATGTTGTGACCACCGGTGCAAGTAATGCAGTTCTTGGTGCCGGTATGGGGGGAACCATCGGTGCCGTTGGCGGTTTTCGCGGTAGCCGATCAACACCTGAGCAGCAGAATGTTGATCAACAAAATCAACCAGTTAATGCTGAAGGTGCCACCGAAGAGCAGCAGCCGGTCACCGGCAATAATCCTGAGTCGATGCCTGAGCAACCGGCACAAACAGCACATGGTCCGTTTGCCGCTGAAGAGGTCGCCGGCGCTGCGCCAACGCGTGCCGACGAGTTCAGGGACACTCCAGCATATCTGCGCCAAGATCCGCGCATTCAAGGTTTTGCCGAAGATAACGACGTGCAGCGTGCCTTGGCGGAGCAACAGCCATCGCCGACGGCTGATGAGTTAATCCAGCAGCAAATGGAGTCAGGTGACCAGGGCTATACCTCTGAAGAGCTGGCGGCGCAGGAGCGGGCAGATCAAATCCGTGAAGCGCTTATGCCGCGCTTACCATCTCCGGGTAAAACGTCGGTCATTGCCATGCCAGGTGAAGTGGCAAACGTGAATGTTGATGACGAGCAAGTTGGCGCCGGGCCACAGTTCCGGGCAGGGGAGCAGGTTAGGGGCCAGCAATTCATCCCGCGCGATGAGGATCCTCGGGGGAATGAAGTTGGCCGAGCTTCCCAGACCTATGATGGTGAGACTGTCCCCAGCAATGCAATAACTGACAAGAACATCATTTTCGCCAATGGGCCAGAAGCCAATACCGACGATGTGCAAGCTGGGTCAGCACCAGCATTCACCCGGGGAGAGACACGTGATCAACGTAACCTGCGTGAATACTCTGAAGGCATCGGTGCCAATAACCAGCCTCAAGGATTACCGGACAATCGACAGCGTACTGGTGGCGTTCTCATTGATGCGCAGACCGAAGCCTATGCCAAGGGTGAACCAGTCGGTGAGCTGCGCTTCTTTGGAGATAAACCTTTCGCCACATTACGTATGGCACAGGCATCCCGTTCGGGAAAAACACCCGGCGCCAAGATCGAAGAAGTTGAGGGCGGATATGCTATACGCATGCCGGTAGAAAAAACGCCAACTGCAGAACCACAGACAGTGGCCACAGAAAATGGACTGACAAAGGACGAGTCTGCTGAGCTGATACAGCGGATGCTTGCTGATGATAGTGCCGGTGGGCATGTGATGAGCATCTTTAGGGCTGCCCATGGTACGCCAGAGGAACGGCGAATGTATGGTGCACAATATAGCCCAGTTCTCAACGAACATCGTGCCAAAAGGCCGCACTGGCGCGGTAACGCTGAACTTGAAGACACAGGGAGTGACCATGGTTCTACGCGTCATGAAGACCAGATCGACGACTTCGGCCAGAAGTTGGAAGGCGCAGCGAAGCACAAGTGGGGCAAGTTCTCGGAGGCGATGGAGCGCGATGCTACGGATGAGCAGTATCGAACTGACCCCCTATCCAAGCTGTTCCCTCAACCTGATTACAGAAAAATGTCTGATGACGGTGTAAGCAGCGACAAGTTGGCATTGCTCTCCATGCTAAGAGCCCAGATCCCACCGACCAAACCTAAACGTTTGCTTCAGCGCTGGGTCGAATCTGCTCAGACGATGAAGGGACTTTCCGGAGATCTGCTTTATGGAAGGGTCAGTGTCGCTGATGTTCGTGAAAAGATTTTCAATAGCAAGAATTTGCGTGGCATGTTGGATACGCACGATCTGATTTCTTCAATACCGCCAGAACAGATGGCGGCGGCCGCAAAGTATCGCGTACGTCATTCGCATTACTCTATGTACGAAGGCAAAGAGTATCCGGCTCCGGGGAAATCGGTCTATGAGCTGGAGACAGCCAAAGGGGCAGCGGTCGGCGGAGTGTCTGATACGGATAAAGCCAACTTTATGCATAAAGCGAGAGCGTACATTGATCAACAAAGTGCTGGCGCTCCAGTATCCAAACAAACCAATTTCACTATCCACGCGGATCGATACACTCGGGACATTTTTATCGGATACAAAGGGGCTAGCGGGGTAGCCAGAATAAAAGAAGGGTTCAAGGATCCTCGTGCAGCCCGAGATTATCTCAATGAGAACCGCGCTGAACTGGAAAGCCAAATAGCCAAGCAACGCGATAAGGCACGTACCGAGCAACGTCGTGATACCAACGCCCCGCGAGCCGGTGCCGAAAGGCGAACCGCCGACGTTACCCCAACGCAGTTCGATAAAGAATTCGGTTTCCGTGGGGTACAGTTCGGAAACTATGTGGAGTCGGGTCGCCGCCAGGCAGAATTGAACGATGCCTTTGATAGCCTGCATGACATGGCCGACATTATCGGCGTTCCGGCAAAAGCCATTTCTCTGAATGGCGAGCTCGGCCTTGCGTTCGGCGCGCGCGGACGTGGCGGTTCTAATGCAGTTAAGGCGCATTATGAGCCGGGTGAGGTGGTGATTAACCTGACGAAAAATAATGGTGCCGGTTCGCTGGCGCATGAGTGGTTCCATGCATTGGACAACTATTTCGGTCAGGCTGACGTAGGCGGTGGGCGTGGCGACAATTATGCTACGGTTCGTCGCCGGCAGACCATGAAGTTCCAGGATGGGAAGATGGTGCCGGCTGATTTCCCTGTGCGCCAAGAGGTCTGGAATGCATGGAAGGGAGTTATGAAAGCCGTTGGCGATAGCGGCATGGTTACCCGCGCGCAGAGGCTGGACGAGCTGCGCAGCAAACCCTATTGGGCAACCAACGTGGAAATGGCTGCTCGTTCGTATGAGCGCTATATCCTCGATCGGGCTGAGGCCAAAGGCATCCGCAATGATTACCTGGTCAACCTCAAAAAAGGGGATGAACATGGCAACCCGAACACCTACGCTTATCCGACAGAAGCAGAGCTGAATAATGGCGTTCGCGATGCTTTCGATACTTTGTTCAAGACGCTGAAAACCAAGCCTACAGATCGCGGCGTGGCTTTCTATTCCAAAAATGGCCTTGATATTGGCGGTGGCAATATCCTTTCTGAGGGCAATTTTGATGCGTCCGGGGCGAAACCGGATAAGGGGATGGGGGACAAACAGGCTCAGCACATTGCTGACCAGTGGGTTCGCCGCTTCAATGGCGCGGCAAAAATCAAAGTTCAGGTTGTTCAGTCCCAGGCCGACGCCGCGGCTATGATGCCGAATGGCATCCCGAAAGAATTTGGTACGGTGCACGCTATTTACCAGCCCGAGCTCAGCCGCGTGATTGTGGTTGCCGATAATATTGCCGACGGCAAGCAGCTGCGCGCCAAGTTGCGCCATGAGATTTTGGCACACCATGGCCTGGCCTCAGTGATCGGGGATGTGGAATATGACCGTATTATCCGCGTACTTCACCAGACGCGTGATAGCAAGAACCCGGAAATTCAGTCTGTTTGGCGTCAGGTGCAAAAGGCCTACGGCAACGAGTCGCCCGAAGTCCAGGCGAATGAGTTTCTGGCGCACATGGCAGAGCGTTCTGAATTAACCGGATTGGGCCATGTATGGGATCGGCTTATTGCCATCATCACCAATGCCTTGCGTAATGCTGGTTTCTTCAACCCGGGGGATATCACTCCGTCGGAAATCCGCAATATCCTGCACTCCATTGCCGGTCGCTTTAAACGTACAGCAATGTATGAAGGAGAGCAGCCAGGCAGCAGGGAGTTTGACGATACTTTCAGCCGCACCGATGCCCTTTACTCAGCATCTGGAAGGAAGGATCCGTTTAAGCCTGACAGCTACGACGCCAAGAACTTCGCAGCTGAAGTTGAGGATATCGCCGGAATGGAGAATGCACCTCGCGGCATGGTGCGTCTCGGTGATACTCCGGCAGTATATCGGGCTCTTGGTGTCCGCAATCTGGAAATGGTTATGCCAGCATCTGTCGTGCACAAGGCGACCGATCCAACTGTACGCGCGCACCAGGTTAGATTGGAGGATATGCAGCGGTTACCTGAGCTCATTGCTGATCCGGTCGCGGTGATGCGATCTGCTACCGAGGGGGATGCTCTTGTATCGTTGGTTGAGGCCAAGGATGTTTACGGCAACCCGGTGATTGCAGCCATTCATCTCAATGGCAAGGGCGCAGGGTTTGCTGAGATCAACAAGATTGCGAGCGTTTACGGGAAGGATAATAACGTAGCGTTACAGCGTCAGTTGGATAACAACCTGCTGTACCTGAATAATGGAAAAGCCGCTAAGTGGCTTCATGCAGTCGGGCTCCAATTGCCCGAGGCGAACACCCTTAGCGGCTCAAGTAAAAATATACTCTCTCCCGATGATATCCGCAAGAACACCGCGCTGTACTCCCGTACTGGTGAAGCCACCATGGACGAGATCACCAACAGAAAAATGGGGTTCAACGTCGAAAAAGGGAAGGTCGAAAAGGCCAAAGACTTTTACGGCATGGTGAAATCGAAGGACAGAACAGAGCTGAAAAGCTGGCTGCAGGAGATGGGCCGCAAATTAAACACCAAGACCTTCGACGGTATGGCGCCGTTAAAGTATGCGGAAGACGCTGCTGGCAAATCAGATGCCCGATCATCAGCATACATTGGGGCGCGCATGGCTGCCGGTGCTGGTTCAGTCACTGCGGCCACTCTGGAGCACGGCCTGCCCAAATACAATAAAGCCGATGGTGTTGTAGAGCGGCAGGCGGGAACGGGTAAAGAGGATGCGCTGATGGGCATTCTGGACGCCCTGGGTAATCATCGCGAAAACTTCCTTAAGTGGATTGCTGGCCACCGGTCTGAGCGACTGATGGCCGAAGGGAAAGAAAACAACTTCACGGCCGACGAGATCGCCTATATGAAGGGGCTGAATAAGGGCAATGAGGTGCTGTTTGACTCCCAGAAGAAAAAATATGACACCTTCATTAAGTCGATTTTGGATCTGCAGCAGGATATGGGCCTTATTGATCCGGACAGTCGAGCCAACTGGGAAAGTGCCTGGTACTTGCCATATTACCGTGAGGCGGAAAATGGTGATGTGAAAGGGCCGTGGAGTACACGGGGCATCGCTAACCAAAGCAGTACCGTCCGCAAACTGAAAGGCAGCGACCTGACGATCAAGGATCCGATTGAGAACCTGTTCAACTACGTGGCCAAGTCAGTGGATGCCTCGATGAAGAACGAGGCGATGCGTCGTGCCGTGGTTAACCTGGCTGACACTGGCATGTTAGAGGTGATCGAGTCCCCGAAGAAAATGGATTTTGAGCGTATCGGAAAAGATGTGGTGAAGGTTTTCACTGACGGCAAAGAGCAACTGGTGCAGGTCAATGACCCTGAGCTTTACCGTGCATTCACAATGATCGACCTTGAACGCAGCAACTCTGCATTCATGAAAGCAGCGCGCCAGGCGAAGAAGGTGCTGACGATTGGCACAACCAGCATGCCGGACTTCATCATCCGCAACTTCCTGCGTGACTCGCTCCATTCGTGGGCTATCAATAAAGACGGGTTTAAGGCCGGTATTGATTCCTTCGCAGGGTTCAAAAAAGCCCTTAAAACTGATGACAGCCTTATCGACATGATGTTCGCCGGCGCCACGTTTGGCGGCGGATATTCCAACGTTTATGATCCGGCATCGACTGCGCGTTCAATCCGTGGCGTGCTTCGCCGAAAAGGGTATACCGACAGCCAGATCAAAGAGTTCGAGTCGTCCATTGTTAAAAGTGGCAAGGATGTCATGGATAAATTGGGATCCGGGCTTGAAAAGTACCGTCACCTCAGTGAAGCGGCGGAGAATGCCAACCGCCTGGCCACTTATGAGGCGGCTATTAAATCTGGCAAAGGTAAGGCGCAGGCTGCGTTTGAATCGCGTGACCTGATGGACTTCAGCATGATGGGTGCCAGCAAGATCATGATTAACCTTAGTGACATGCTACCGTTCTTTAACGCCCGTATGCAGGGACTGAGTAAGTTGGGCAGGGCGATTAAAGAAGATCCGAAATCGGTTCTCAAGCGCGGCGGCATGATTACCGCTGCCTCTCTGGCACTCCTGGCGCTTAACTGGGACGACAAACGCTATGAGGAATTGCCAGACTGGGATAAAGACACCTATTGGCATGCCTGGCTGCCCGGCGGTATTCACATCCGTTTGCCGAAACCGTTCGAAATTGGTCTGATGTTCGGCACACTGCCTGAGCGTTTTGTTCGCACCATGGGTGGTCAAGATTCAGCTGGTAAATTTGGCAAGCTGGTGGCCCACAACTTCATGGAGACAATGGCCTTTAACCCAATCCCACAGGTAGCAATGCCGATCGCTGAAGCGTATGTGAATTATGACTTCTTCAAGGGTGGGCCGATCGAGAACATGGCGGACAGTAACCTGATTGCGGGGGCCAGATATAACGACCAGACCAGCCTGTTAATGCGTGAAATCGGTGAGGCTACAAATCTGTCACCGAAGATGCTGGATCACATCATTCAGGGGTACACCGGCAGCCTGGGCGCATATGTCATGGGGGCGACTAATATCATGATGCGTGGCATGCAGGATAATGGTGAAACCGCGTCTATGCGACTGGACGAAATGCCGGTGATTAAATCACTGTTGCGTGGTTATGGTGACGACCCGGCGAAGTCCACTCAGTTCAGTGAAGACTTCTACCGGATGATGACGCAGGTAAATCAGATCCAAAGCACCATTAATTCGTATCGGAAGCAGGGGCGAACTGAAGATGCTCAAGAGCTGCAGGCGGTAAACAGGGATAAGTTGTCACAACGGAAAGGATTAACGGCGACGCAGACAGAGCTCCGCCAGTTGAATAACCGGATTGAGCTGGTGCGCATTGATCGTATTCTGACGGCCGAGCAGAAGAGGGAAAGGATTGACCGCTTTATGGCTCAGCGAAATAAACTGGTGCAACAGGCGGTCGAGAGAGTTAATCCGTATTTTAATAAGTGAAATTAATTTGTTTTACTTAAGACTTATCTGGGGTTTTGCTGTTCTGAGCAATATTCAATAGAATGCTTGGTAAAGTGACGAAAGAGAAACTATCTAACGTTATAGTGAGCTAAATAGTGAGTGGAGTATAACTCAAATAAGCCCGCTCGTAGGCGGGCCGTGTATCCAATAATGGCATTTTATTCTGTTTTTATATCTTGCTGAGCAAGACGGTGTTTGCATTCTTCATTATTAAAAAGGCATTTTGAGTACAGGCCGCGGACCAAGCTAAGGCCCATAATGTTTTATCTGTGATTTCATTGTTGAAGTTCCGGTCTGATAAGCGTGACATAAGTCTTTTTTCTGAACCATCAGGATTAATGGCTTCAATATGTGACCAATAGCTTGTATTCCCTATAAAGCTAGGGTGAGCAATATCACACAAAAATTCATAAGTAGGCATCAAATCTTCAGTTCCTGGACTTTTAGACAGTCGTTTGAGTGACGTCATAATATTTGTTTGAGTTAATAGATCCTCTTCAGGTTGATATCTCGTTCCCCAAATCATTTTTGCCACTAAATTTTCAATATCGGTAGAGGTTACAATTATATCGGGGGGGAAGGATATTTTTTTAAAATTATGCTCTAGAGTGTTCGCGTTTAATAAAAAAACTGTTGAGAGTTCCAATAGCGAACGCGCTGCAATCGCTGGTACGATAACTTCTCGCTCGTTTATGCTATTTAAACATGACCGAATTAACTCAATTCCACGCCACCATGTCATCATTGAGTAGGCTTCAATGTTACGAGCTTGGTCAGTCCAGTAAAGTCTGTTTAGTTCTAAATGTGAGCTAGCTTCTTCGGCCTGTTTTGTAAGGGAGTCAAGATCTGAAAATATCCATCTATATTCATTTGGCAGCGTTGCATCAAGCTTAAAGCAATTGCTGATTATGTTTTCTGAATCTCTGACGAAAACACTGGAATTTTTGCCGCAATATTCTTTTAACCAATCACTATATATATTGTTGTTCATAACAATCCTTTTGGTTTATGTTGTATTGTTAATTTTATTGTTATATTAAATAGAGGTGGATATACAAATTAAATGATATTACATAGGCCGATTACCTAAATAAATTTAGTGCTAATTATTTATCTGTATGTCCAACAATTTAATTATCATCTTGATGAATTATTGCAATAATGAACTATTCTGATGTTTAAAAACGAGTCTTAATGTATTTTGATTGGTTTAAGTTAGCCTCATAGTGTTGAATAAGCAAGCAAAAGAACCTTATTTTTGTGACTGATGGATAGCAGCGAAAATTAACATAACAACGAAAAAACCAACGATTCCAAGGATGATGCTGGTGTTACTGTCCAGATCCATACGGCCCTTGCCTGCAAGTAGGTAGGCAGCGATTAGGAAGGGGATGCAGAGTGCAGGGTGTATCATCACCATGACGGCGGCAAGGATTAGGCATATAGTGAAGGCGGTTGAGGTCATTTTTGCTTCCGAATTATCCACGAATATAAACGAAACATCAGGTAAATGTATGATCTTTAAGGGCTAGCATAGGGCGTTTAGAGCTGCTTTTTTAAGGTAAAAATCATATATTTAATTGATTTTAAAGGGAAATTAATGCATTTCTCGACTTTAGGAATCGTATTCGGTCTTTTTTTTTGTGCTTGATTTTAAAGTGTTTATTTAAAAAAATAGAACCTCGATATTAGACCTTTCACTGCATCACCTATTCTTTTCCCTCTTTATTTAAGCCTATTGTTGGGTCTGTACGGCATCCTGTATGCTGGCCACAACAGATTTTCGCAGAAGGTGAATGCTCGTTGAATACGAATAAATATGGTCAATCTGTAGGTTTTCCCTTGCCTGAATGGCAGCCCGCGACCTTCCCGAGATTGAGTGAGTTAAACGGGCAGTACTGCAAACTTTCGCCCCTTGAAATCGGACATTGCGAAGCGCTTTTCGATGCGTTCTCGTTGGCGACAGATGACCGAGACTGGACCTGGCTTGGCGCAGAAAAACCTGTCTGTCTGCAGGAAATGATGCTTTGGATTAAAGACAAAATTAACGACAGTAGTTTGGTCGCCTGGACCGTGACAGAAATGACAAGTGGCCGCCCGGTAGGCGTTGTCTGCTATAGCTGCATCGATACCGTTAACGGCGCACTGGAAATAGGGCATGTTACCTGGTCACCATTAATGCAACGAACCACCATGGGTACAGAGGCCATACAACTGCTACTCAAAAATGCTTTTTCTTTGGGCTACCGCCGGGTTGCATGGCGTTGTGATTCACTGAATGTGGCGTCAAGAAAGGCTGCTGAAAGGCTGGGGTTTTCGTTTGAAGGACGTTTTCGTCAGGCGATGACTCGTAAACAACGTAACCGCGATACGGACTGGTTATCAGTTATCGATATCGAATGGCCAATTGTAGACAGGGCTCTTTCAGGTTGGCTTTCATCCGATAACTTCACAGAGGGTGGAACTCAAAAGCGCAATCTTGAAACATTTTTCAAAATAGCAGCAGTAGCGGAATGAAGTAACTCCATGTGCTGGCAAGTCGACCAGAGAGCACAGCGCTTTTAAGGGGAAAGACCTGAATTTATAAGCTGCATTAAGCCCTATTTACCGAAATAGGGCTGCCGCTCCGGTCAATACAAAACAATCACCGACTTGCCGGGCCTGCCTTAAAGGGGTAGGTGGCAAACAGCGCGGTTACCGCCTGCTGAATTTGGGTTTGGCTGGCCGGTGTATCATCTGAGTTCAGCGTATTACTGGCGGTTCCACGCCAGACCAGCTGTTTTTTCTTGCTGTCCACCAGGTCAACCGTCAGGGTGCCTTCGGTATAGCTCCAAACGGTTTGATTATAACCGCCCCAGCCTGCATAACCTCGGCGGCCAACCGGCACCGGGGCGTCATTCACCTGCACTTTGTTCTGTTTCATTGCGCTGCTGTACACCAACAGGTCCGGCGTTGCGCTGGCCTTATAACCGCGTTGTTCCATCTGTTGTTTAATTGCCGATTGAATGTACTTGCCTGTTAGCGTCTGGTATTGCCCGCTGGTCTCTGTGGCAAAGCCGTAGGTGTGATATTGGGTGAAGTTAGCGCTGTGATCATAATCACTGGTCACCTGCGGCTGGCTGGCACAGCCTGACAAAAAAGCCATCGAACTCGCGATGAAAATATAAGGAAGTGAACGCATGGAAAACCCCTTCAGGATTATTGATTTCATAAAGTTAGACGCAGAAGCTGTGGTTGGCAAATAGCGGCTGCACTCACTCTATTCAAAATTCAGAACACGCCACTGGCCCCGACAGCCGTAGCTTTGTTACTATCACCGCACCTAAAGACTTGATGGTGCATTACATTGAAAATCAAAGCGTTGTTATTTGTTGCCTTGGCCGGTCTGGCCGGCTGCAGCCAGGAGGGAGCGACAGTGAGTCAACCGGTGAATAAAGACGGAAACCATACGGAAGTGTTGCTGGTGAACAGCGCGCTGGTAAATTGTACGGGCGTTGCCCCAATGAAGTGCATGCAGGTGCGTCATTCCGCGCAAGAGCCGTGGGGATTGTTCTATACCGGGATTGAAGGTTTTACTTTTGAACCGGGCTACAACTACCGCCTGAAAGTGCAGGTGACGGAGGTGGAAAACCCGCCGGCCGATGCTTCTTCACTGCGTTATACGTTGATTGAACAGCTGGAAAAGAATAAAGCCTAAGTGGTTTTATCGGGCCGGGCGCACAACCGCCTGGCCTTGAAAACTCCCCCAGGTTCCTCGCTTCTGTCCCCATGATCTTGCCGCGTTAACAAGATTTTCACCGGGACAACTGGTCTGTTCACTGCACTTGTTGCGATTCTGCCACGCGCCCAGCTTAAGTATATTGAGAAAATCAGGTATATTGTCCTTCGGTTTTTAGCTACCAAGAAAAAATTACTATGATTATCAAACCTAAAATTCGTGGTTTTATCTGCACTACCGCTCATCCGGCAGGTTGTGAAGCCAATGTCCGTGAGCAAATTGCCTACGTTAAGTCACGTGGTGAACTGAAAAACGGTCCGAAAAAAGTGCTGGTGATCGGTGCTTCCACCGGTTACGGCCTGGCGTCACGTATCAATGCCGCATTCGGCAGCGGTGCAGCCACCATCGGCGTATTTTTTGAAAAGCCGGGCAGCGAAGCCAAAACCGGTTCTGCCGGCTGGTACAACTCTGCTGGTTTTGACAAGGCAGCTAAAGAAGAAGGCCTGTACGCGAAAAGCGTTAACGGCGATGCGTTCTCCAACGAATGTCGCCAAACGGTTATCGACCTGATCAAACAGGATCTGGGCCAGATTGACATGGTGGTTTACTCGCTGGCTTCGCCAGTGCGTAAAATGCCGGAAACCGGTGAAGTGGTGCGTTCTGCGCTGAAACCTATCGGCGAACCGTACAAATCCGTGGCGCTCGATACCAACAAAGACGTGCTGGTTGAAGCCGTGGTTGAGCCGGCCAACGAGCAAGAAATTGCTGATACCGTCAAAGTGATGGGCGGCCAGGACTGGCAGCTGTGGATGGACGCACTGGAAGAAGCCGGCGTGCTGGCGGACAACGTGCAGGCAGTGGCTTACTCCTACATCGGTACCGATCTGACCTGGCCAATCTACTGGCACGGTACGCTGGGCAAGGCAAAAGAAGATTTGGATCGCGCGGCTCTGGCCATCGATCAGAAACTGAAGGCCAAAGGTGGCGCGGCTTACGTTGCCGTGCTGAAGTCGGTGGTGACTCAGGCTTCTTCCGCTATTCCGGTAATGCCGTTGTACATCTCTATCGTCTTCAAAATCATGAAGGCTCAGGGGATCCACGAAGGTTGCATCGAGCAAATCCAGCGTCTGTTCGCCACCAAACTGTACAGTGGCACGGCACCGGATACCGATGAGAAGCACCGTCTGCGTCTGGACGACTGGGAACTGCGCGACGACGTGCAGAACACCTGCCGTGAAATCTGGGCACAGATCAACGATAACAACATCAATGAACTGACCGATTACCAGGGCTATAAGGCTGAGTTCCTGCGTCTGTTCGGTTTTGGTCTGCAAGGCGTTGATTACGAAGCCGACCTCAGCGGTGAAGTTAAGTTTGATGTGGTTGAGTTAGTTTAAACCCGTCGGGCAGTGAAAGAAGGCCGGGAGAAATCCTGGCCTTTTTTAGTTCTATCATCCGGTTTATTCTTGGTTGAATTATTTCCCACCTTTTCGAGAGATAATGCAATTTGTCTCGGTGCTCTCTGCGGTAGAATTCGAATTAATAAACTAAAGAAAGTAATTTTTTATTTACTGCCATTAACCGTTAAGTTTATTTTAAAAGAGGACATACAGCTGATAAACCATGGGTGGGTTACGGACATCAGATCGTTAAACGGCTAAGTATATTAATTACACCTATTATTAATCTCAGTAATTTCTATTCTATTAATATTGGGTGTTTACCCGTTGACCTGTATTTCATCTGAGTGCTGTTGATTAAATAAACAATGGAACCCTCGTTAATTTAATTAGGGTAAGCCGCTTTGCGGGCTTTAATGGAGTGTATTAATGAAACGTATCTTTCTTGTCTGCGTGGCGCAGTGCTATTGCTTCTCTGCATTGGCGTCGGTTGATTTGCAGTACCACGCCGAACCGCCACGGGATAATAAAGTCTCAGAAAGTTACCAGCAGAAGCGCAGCGTGCTGAAACATAAGATATGGAGCGCCGAGGCCTTGGCACAGGCGAATGACGAAGCGCTTAAGCAGGAACAGCAGCACGCGGCTGCCGAACTGGCAAACCGGCGGCAGCACAATAGTCTGAATGGCAACTACCGCTGTGGTAAACATAAGCAACAACACGGCAAACCCTGTTTTCCATCGGGGGGGCAATGGATTTTCCGGTCTATAAGAAGCGCCATCGCTGACGCTCTCCATCTGTATTACAGGCAGGGCACCCCGCCGCTCTCGCTATTTTACCGCGCCTTTCAGCAGCAGTGGCGGTACCTGGATTGCCAGAAAATCCACCAGTGCGCGTACTGAAGGCAGCATGCCACGCCGGGTCGGGAACACGGCGTGCATAATCAGCGGGGCGCAGGCCCATTGCGGCAATACGCGTACCAGCTCACCCTGTAACAGCGCCTGATGGCAGGTGATATCCGGCAGCAGCGCGATACCCAGGTGCTGATAAAGCGCACTGCGGACGATACCCCATTCGCTGCACATCAGCCGTGGGCGCACGCGCACCGCTCTTTTTTCCCCTTCGGG